GCCGAATTCTTGGAGCTTGTCGCGGCCACCATGAACAACATCAAAGACCGTCTGACCATCAAGTGAGCACACCATGAGCAACGAATCACCCGCCACCGGCAATATGGTCCCGACCGGATGGCAACCGATTGAGACAGCGCCGAAGGACTTTGTGACCGAGTTTGATGGCTGGAACGGCGAGCGCGTCCCCAATGTCATTTGGGCACATCCAGAAGGTGCACCAAAAGGCACGTACTGCTGGTGCGTCAGCGAGTATGTGCAGCACCACGGATGGATTCTTGAGGAGGTCAAAGGCTTGACCCACTGGATGCCCCTTCCCCCCGCACCCGGCGAATCACCCGCCCCCGCTGTCGAAATGGAAGCGCAATTCACGGACACGTCACGCGCTGCTCTGCTGTGGGTGTTGTGGCACCACCAAGGCGGAAGCAGCCCGGTCGGACAGCCGCTGCGGTTTGCGCTGGGCATGGGCGCGCACGACCCGCTGAGTGATCACCAGATTGCCGAAGCCAAACGGTGGGCATCCATGAGCGGCTCGACAACTGCCGAGTTCCACGCCGCTCCCGTCGATCACTCCGCACTACTGAGGATGGCAGGGGAGGCGCTGGAGCAGTTGGTTGCGATCTTTGATCACCCAACACGCTCAGTCACGTACAAGGACGCTGACCGCGCCCGCACCACCATTGCCGCCATCCGTGCGGCTACGGGAGGTGTGTGATGCGAATCCTCAAACACGGGAAGCCGAGCGGCGATCAAAAGCATGTTGCAACCTGCCAAGGATGCGGCACAAAGATCGAATTTTTGACCAGTGAGGCTCAGCGGGTGACCGATCAAAGGGACGGTGACTACTGGCGCATCAAGTGCCCTGTGTGTCCCCGCGACATCACCAAGCAAGTGCCCAATGTCTATTACTGAAAGGAGGTTGTGATGAGCTACAGCACTCTTTTTGAATGCGGCGCAGTGTGCCTCGAGGCGGTTGGCAAAACAGCCTCTTGGAGAAGGACGCGCCCAAACGTTGACCAGTACGGCCGATGGGCTCCGATGGTCGTGATTCAGACATCAAGTGCATCCGACGAAGGCGTTTTCACGCCAGCAGAGTGTGTGACGGTTTCCGGCGCTGATGCGCTCCGTGCGTTGCGCGATGCGATCGATGAGGCGCTCAAGTACGAGATGACTCCGCCTGCGGGCGAGAAAGGAGCGACATGACTGACAGGGAAATGCTGGAGTTCGCAGCGAAGGCGGCGGGCTACACACTGACATGGGGCGAAAAATACCTACTTGGCGACGATGAGGTTGACTGCTCCGACATCCCGTACATCAAGAGCAATGAAACTGATGTTTCCGATGCTTACTGGAACCCTCTCATCGACGACGGGGACGCGCTCAGGCTGGCGGTGAAGTTGGGGATTGATTTTTATGAAGGAGAGGACGACGGGAAGGCGGCCTATGCGGGCTACTACGCGCCGCGCAGCAATACCCGCCCGCAGCGTTTCATGGTTGAACGCCACAACGATCACGCCGACCCCTACGCCGCTACCCGTCTCGCCATCACCCGCGCTGCCGCTGAAATTGGAAGGACCATGCCATGACTGACACCACAGGACGCTACACAAAGAAGCCCATCACTATTACCGCCTCGCAATGGTTCAAGAATGGCGACCACCCAGACGATTACGTGGGCGAGACGACTGGACTGGAAAATGGAGAATTGCGTCAATTCACTGGCGAGTACCGGCGCGCTCAAGGGTGGGAAGGCAGCGTAGTCCGCTACTTCCGCCATCCCGATGTACCCGGCGAAAGTCTGTGCGAGCAGTGTGGCAAACCCCACCAAGTCCACGGCTGGGTTGACACACTGGAAAAGGGCCATCGCGTTTGCCCCGGCGACTGGATCATTACCGGTGTCAAGGGTGAGTATTACCCGTGCAAGCCTGATATCTTCGAGATGACATATCAGCCTGCCGACGCCACCCACGCACTGAGGGAAGCACAGCCCATCGACATGATCTTGTACTGCCCGAGTTGCGGCGTGCAGCACGTGGACAAGCCTGAAGGTCAGTTCTACCCAGGACACACCGCTGAGGAAAGCGCCGCTGTCAACAAGGATCATGGTCTTTGGGACAACCCGCCGCACCGCTCGCACCTGTGCCACGCTTGCGGCTGCATCTGGCGTCCTGCCGATGTGCCAACGAACGGCGTGGAGAGCATCAAGACGGAAGGCAAGGCTGACACCTGGCCCGCGCAGGCAGCACAGCGCGAGCCCATCAGCGCGCAGGCTCAAGCTCTCGGCATGCCCTTCTGCTGCGGCAAAGACGAGAGGCAGGCCGACGAGATCGCCAAGCTGCGCAACGTGGTACAGGCCGCGATGATTGCGGGCAGCCCGGAGGTATTCGAGTCGTGGAACTACCACTTTCCTGATGACAGACGGGAAGTCCCACGGGCAGCACAGCGCCCGGCAGCGCCAGCACCGCAGGACTCGCGGGAAGCGTTTGAGGCGTGGTTCGACGGCGAGTATCAGGAGCTTGCGCGCATTGTCGGGGATGGAGTCGCTGCGTCAATTCGAAATGCCAGCCGCAACGCATGGCAAGCCGCCCTCGCCTCGCGGCCAGTGCCGCCGCCTATCAGTGATGACGAGGCCGAAGACTTGATCGACGCCGCCAACAGGAAATTCAACGCCTACAGAAGTTCGATACGCGGGCAGCAACTAACCGTTCTGGACGATTGGAAACACTGGTTGATCCGCGAAGTCATCGCTGCCCGTGATGCGCAGTGGAAAGGAGGTGTGTGATGCCCACCATTGACGAGATCATCGACAAACACACCTACACGTTTTCCGTCACTGAATGTGTTGTTCAGGATGTTGACAAGCTCCGAGCCGCCATCGAATCCGCCATCCGTGAAGCACGGGACGCGGTGAAGGACTGCCGGACGTGCAAGCACCACTACATGTGCACATGGCCCGAGCAGTTTGCCGAACGCGGCTGCACCAACGGCGACCAATACCAACCAACTCAGCCCGTGCGGCTGTGGGAGAAGTGAGATGGCAAGACCAGACTATTGCCCAATCAGCGGCGAGCCATGCCAATCGCTTTGTGTAACTCCATGCCGAAGCATGGCCAGTGTGATGTATCCGAACTGTGGAACCGAATGCACGCAATGCACGTTGACTTGCAAGCGGGCCGATGCGATAGATAGCGCATTTGCAGCCAGGCTTGCATTTGCGCTGGAGTGCATGTTGATTGACCCGCACGGACACTGGGATCAGGCAGCATTGTTGCTGGACCAGTACAAGGCCGAATGGGAAAAGGTAAACCCTCCCCCGCCGACGTTCATGGGCGAGCCAATTCCGACCGAGCGTATGAGCCGCTTGCAAGAAATGAAGACCAATCGCGGAAGGGGTGGCAAGCATGTTTGACGAAGAACCCGACGGCGACCCGCACGGCGAATGTGCCATGGAGATCAAAACCTTGCAAGCCCGCATCGCCGAACTAGAGGCCCAGGTTGATGCGCTCAAGGTGGATGCAGAGCGGTATGGGTGGCTGCGCGAAGGCTGCGACCACAAGGGCGGCGAAGCCAATCGAATTGTTACCCGCGAATATGGCGGGGATTGGGACGCCGCCATCGACGCAGCAATGAAGGAGTCAGGGCAATGATCAAGGTGTGGGTTCTGGTTTTTTACATGAGCACTGGGTATCAAAGCGGAGGCCCGGCTGTCATTGACAACATCGCATCGGCCGATGAATGCCAGCGAGTTGCAAAGATCATGAACGAGTGGAAAAGCCCGTATGCAATTGTGCGTTGCATTGAAGTGTGGAAGGTGAAGCCATGAAAACCTACGCCGAACTATGCGAAGCCGCCGCCGAACAATCAGGGTTCGGCATTGGCCCTGAGTACGACAAATTCCTGATCCGACTGGTGATGGAGGAATGCGCGGCGATGTGCGATGAGATCGCAAAACAGAAATGGGACGCCTACAAAGGCTTGGACCTGACATCACGCGAGGAACGCGGTGACCCATACGTGAATGGCGCATCTGATGGTGCCGAACAAGCCGGGGACGCCATCCGTGCCGCTGCAAAGGATCTCAAATGACCCTTGCAGAGTTTGCCCAGTCCGCAGGCGTCCGAATCACTCGCTGTGAACCTGAATGGGGCGGCACATGGGCATATCAACTGCTTGACCATCCACACGGCACGTATTGCGGCTATCGCAGCGAGCAGGCTTGCTACAAGGCTTGGCTTGAGAACACGTTTGGCGCGACGACTGCCAAGGCAATTCTTGATCTACTCAGGAGAGCGAAATGACCGACAACAAATTCACATTGACGGCCCAACACGTTGCGCTACTGCGCCGTATGTGCGTCGAATGGTGCGATGAGGCATACGAAGGGGCTCCAGCAATCAACATCAAGCGACCCTACGGCAACAGTTCTGTTTGGCAGGATGTGGCCGAGATCATCGGCATTCAACAAATCGAGAGCGATGCGGGCTACGAGTGTTGGCCCAAAGAAACCCAAGACCTCTGCATGAAGTTGCACCGTGAAATGGAGATTGCCTTGCAGGTCTGCTTGCGCGCCGGGACTTTTGAGCCGGGCGATTACGTATGCGACGCCTACATGGGCAACTGGAGGAAAGCATGACCGCCAGCAAGAGCAAGCGCCGCACCGGGCGCGACAGGAAGCGGCAGCAGCCGGATGATGGAGAGAGATGATGAACGACGAACAACCTTCGATTAGCTTTGCATCAGCGCAGCGAGCCATCAACAACGGTGCCATGTTGGTAAAGATGGAGTCGAGCTTTTGCACGGCGGGCGGCACCGCCTATACCCACTTGTTATACAGCACTCGCGGGAATGTCTATCGAGTTTCGCGCCGCATCGCCGATGCTTTGCATATCCCTGAACGTGGCCCGTTGCAATGCGCTGCGCGAGGCTGCGACGGTTGCAGCAAGTGCGGCTATCCGTTGGGTTACATGCAAGGACACCAGCGCCGCCAGCGGCTCTCCGCTCGATCGAGGGGTTATGCAGCAACACACAGGAGCATAAACGCATGATTGCATTGAGCATCCGCCAGCCGTGGGCAAGCCTGATCTTGAAGGCAGGCAAGGACATCGAGAACCGCTGCTGGTCGACGAGATTTCGCGGACGCATGTTGATCCACGCGGCCAAGGGCATGACCCGTGCTGAGCATGAAGACGCCATCGCGTTCGCAGTCGGCGCCATTCGAGCGAGGCCAAAGGCGGATGCCAAGACGACCACGCTGCGAGAACTCGGATTTGCCTTCGATGACCTGCAGCGCGGCGGAATCGTGGGCAGTGTGGAAATTGTGGACTGCGTGAGCGGGAGCGATTCGCCGTGGTTCATGGGCGAGTTCGGTTTTGTGCTGCGCGACCCAAAGCCGCTGCCGTTCCTGCCGTGGAAGGGTCAGCTTGGCTTCTTCGACGTTCCGCAGGCTGCGCTGGCGGAACTTGCTGCATAACTCTGATGTATCCCCCAACCCCCACCACCGGCAGCAGCCGCAGGAGTGATTGAGATGGCAACACAATGGACGCGACTTGATGACCCCGTAGCCGATTTGCTTGATGACATGGCGCTTATCGGTGTGCACTGGACACGCAATCGAGAAAACGGGCGCATGCCGAACGGCATCAGATCCGCAATGATGATGATCGCACGTGATCTGGTTGCGATGGCAGAAATGCAGGAGAAGGAGTTTCAAAAGCTCTTTGCTGCACAGATGCGCCCACCCTCTGACACCCCACAGGAGTGACCGATGGAAAAGCTGTTGATCGCAGTTGCCGGAGCCGCCTTGGTCGCAGCCCTGGCCGCCATTGGGTATCAGTACATCGAATGCCTCAATGCTGGCGGCGAACTGCTGCGCGGACTGTTCGGCTATGTTTGCCGTTGAAGGAGTGACCGATGAACACTGACTGCATGCAAAGGGAGCATCAGACGTGAAAGCCAGCGAAGCCGCCGCCATCCTCGGCCTGTCCGTCCGGGCGGTGTACGATCTGGCCGCACCCGCAGGAACGACCCCCGCAAGGCCAGGGAGCGCAAGAGGACGCCGGATCAGGAGATTGACGTTGCAATTGAGCCGCGCCGTTAGGCGTCGGCTCGAATTGCGGGTTAGCCGGCACCCACAACGCAGGCACAACGATGGAAGGAAAGACCTGATGAGCACTCTGCAACCGCACCAGCAGCGCGTGGTGGACGAGAAGACCGAACTGGACGAGAAGCTGACCAAGCTGCGCGCTTTCTGCTCGCAGATCGGCGGCATCTTCGACTCGCTGCCGACCGAAGAGAAGCAGCGCCTGACCGAGCAGGAGGGCCACATGGCCGCCTACTCCGACGTGCTGGGCCGGCGCATCGCGGCGTTCTGAGATGGCGACGCACTACCCACTGGTCGTGGAGAACGTGGGCGAGGACACCTACATCCTAATGAGCAAGGGCCACCACGATCCGCACGAATTCATGCGGGCGGTGCGCGCCGACTACTCGTGGCCGCTGGGCATGCCGACGCACGAGTGGATGCGCGCCATCCCGGCCCCGAAGGACTCGGGCTATCGCTGCCTGTACGTGGAGGCCAAGCCGCACTCACGCGGCGCGTTCCCGGCCACCTACGCCCGCGAGGCTTACGGCGAGGACCGCTACGAGGCCCAGGCGCCTAACGCCGGAATTCACCGCGCGGCCGAAGGCCGTCCGGTGGAATGACTTGTTAGCCGTGACGACACCATGAAATGCGAACACTGCGGAAGGCCAGCGATGCGCGAATACTGGATTTGCAAACGGTGCTGGAAGATATTTTTCGGAGGCGATGAATGAATGTGACGAGGAAGATGATCAACGCAGGGCACGACGTGATGTTAAAGCGCGGAATGGTGTTGTCTTACGAGATTCTGGAGGAAATCTACATGGCGATGGATCAGGCGGCGACACCAGAACGCACGCCGTTTGACACATGCCCGACGTGTCAGGCACTTGCGCGTGCAGTTTTGACTGACCAGACGGGGTGCGCGTGATGAAAAATTGCGATACCTGCAACGCCAGCCACAAGAACACGGCTGAACGGGTGATCCGGTGCGGAACTTGTGTTGCCACCAAAGACGGGAACACAAACCATAGAGTATCTGAAATGAAGGCAAGCCACTGCGATGAGTGCAAACACTTCAACGACGAAGATGTTCCCGGCGCGAAGGTTTGCGAGAAGAACCACAAGCCGCGATGGTACGCGCAGAAGAACGATAACCCGCACGACTTAGATTGGGGATGGAAGCGAGTGTGCGCTGATTTTGTAACGGCTAACGTTGCCGATAAGCGGGACCCGTAGGGGCTCCGCTTGATTGGCGGGTTAGGCGTGTGGTGGAAAACCGAGAGGAACTAGGAATGCAACGAACGATTGAACAGTGGCGCGGCTGTGACCCGCAGGCAATGGCGACGGACCAAAGCCCCGAAGCGCGCATGTTTGCGCACCGTGACGCACGCTCCGACATTCTGGAGTTGGACGGCGAGCGCGGCGTACTGCTGGGCCTGCTGACCGACTGCGCCGCAGTGCTGCGCACGATTGACCCGGACAACAGCGACGAGGCCGAGAAGCTGGCCGACCTGCTGGGCGCGATTAACCGTGCGCAGGCACCAAGCCGCCACAAAGGGGCGCTGCTGTGATGACGCCGCAGGAAGCATGGGAAAAGCGACACGCCCCGCGAAAGTGGGCAGAGGCTGCGCAAGGCGTGCAGCATTTGTGGCTGGCCGCGTGGACCATTGCAAGCGCGATGCACATTGCGGAGGAACGCGAACGCTGCGCCAAACTGTGCGACGAATGGGCGCGTATTTGCAACAGCGGAAGCCGCCATGGCGCCAAGGTAGGCGCGCAGGAGTGCGCGAAGCTGATTCGCACTGTTGACGATGCGGAACACGCCTAACGTTCGAGCTAATGGGCTGCCGCAGGCAGTCCCGTTGAGCGAGGGGTTAGAGCGCCGGTTGAGTGAAGGGCAACGATGACCACGACTGTGACGATAGGGACTGCGACGCTGCACCTGGGCGATTGCAGAGACGTGCTGCCGAGGCTGCCGCGCGTGGACCTTGTGCTGACCGACACCAAGAACGGCCAGCCGCGCATTGTGCCGATGCATCCCCGGGTGCGCTGCTGCGCGCACATCAAACAGGTCGAGGCCAGCGCCACCAGCCGGCACTTCCGCAACGCCAGGGCGGCCGTGGGCATGGATTGGCTGCACTTCCACGATCTGCGCCACAGCGCGGCCAGCGCGATGATCAATGCCGGGGTGGACCTGTACACCGTGGGTGGTGTGCTGGGGCACAAATCGGCCATCAGCACCAAACGGTACAGCCACCTGATCACGGAGACCATGCGCGCGGCGATCGGGCGCATCGGTGGGCAGAAACTTACCCACCAGGGGCCCGTTGGGAAGGGCAAGAAAACTGCCTGATTCCCCAATGGTAGGACGTACAAGATTCGAACTTGTGACCAACGGATTAAAAGTACCCGCCGCAGGCAGTGCGCTGATGCTCTGAAATCCGGTCTTCATTGGGGGATTGCTTTGCGCGGGCGTGGCGCTCAGGGCTTTGAATGCGACAAGTCGGGCAACTTTTTACCCACCCCAGAAACGACAAAAGACCCGGGCCGAAGCCCGGGGTCAGTTGATGGGATGAGGTCGGTCAGCGGATGGCCAGGAATCCCCCCAATGGAAATCACGATTTTGGGACAGTTTGGGGACAGATCAGGCGGACGGCGAACCCATGGCACTACCTACGCGATTCGGTAGGTGGCTTTTTCTTGAGCAGCCCGGTGCCGGCGCAGAGCACTCCGATGTGGATGCCTGCAGCGATCACCCCCAGCCACCCGGACGCCCAGATCAGGGCCAGGTAGCCCGCGGCAATCAACACGGCTTGGATCACTGGAGCGAACTTCTCACTTCTTGGCGCATCTCGCGCGGGGCGGACTTGATGATACGCTCCTCGCGGGTTTTCCTCATCTCGCGCAGGCGGCGCACGATCTGCGCGCCGTCGATGCGGATCCGGTCGGTTGGGTTTTTCTCATTCCAGTCCTTGAGCCGGTCGCGAGCATCCTGGAGCTTGGCCGGGTCGTGCTCAAACCTTGCCTCAGCCATGGAGTCGGCGATTTCCGCCTCGACGGTCTTGGCCAGGTTGATGTCCTGCTGGACCATGCGGGTCTTCATCTGAGTCTGCGCAACCACTGCAGGCTGGAATCCGATCGCCTTCCAGGCCGCGTCCACGGCATCCACGTCGACGACCCTGCGCCCCTTGTCATCGCGGTACATGCCGGTCTGGAACATGTCGATCGCCTTGCCCAGGTTCGCGATGGCTGTCGGGCGCAACTCGCCGCGGGCAGCATTCTGCGCCAGGCCTCCGACCGGGCCAAAGAACTCCACGACATCGCGCATGTGGTCCTTGACGTCCTTGCGAAAAATCCCGGTGCCCGGCAGCAGGTTGGCCATTCCCATGCGCTGGCTGATGTCGATCGGCATCCCCGGCACGGCGGACGCACCGCGCAGCACGAACTCGGCACCGCCTTGGCCCAGCACGGCACCGATGAACCGGCGCTTCTGCTCCTTGCTGTTGAAGCTGTAGCCCAGGCGCTGGGCGATCGTGTCGATGATGTCATCGAGGTCATCGGCGAACGGCAGGCCCTCGGCGCCAGCGGCCAGCATCAGGATGGCCAGGGCCAGGACCTTCTCGCGCTTCGGCAGCCGGGACAGGAACTCAAGGTAACTCACCGAGAACTGTTTGAACGTAAACAGCGTGGCTCCGACCGCACCACGGGCCCAGTTCGGGCGGTTGCCGCGGTTGTAGATGCCCTGGGTTTCCTCTACCGCCTTGACGGCGAAGTCGTAGGCGTCCTTGCCCTTCGGCGCCATGTTGTAGGCCGCGATGAAGGCGGCACGCCGGTTGAACTGCTCGGCCAGGCTGAACAGGCTCCCCCACAGGAACATGGCCTTCTGCACGACCGGGTTGGATCCGAACGTGCCCATGGCCTCAGCATTCAGGTGGTGGATTTCCTGCGGGCTGACGACTCCGGCCTGCTCTGCGCGCGCCAGGGCTTCACCGAGGTCTCCATCGACCTTGCCGGCAGCAGCCTGCCGCATGGCGGATGCCAGAGCTTTTGCCGCGCTGGCCGGGTTGCCGAACTGGCTCAGGTACGGCAGGGTCATCGTCAGACTCTGCGTCATGTTCACCATGGCGCTGGCCACGTTGCCGCCGATGTACTGGGCGAACAGCAGCGCGCGCAGCTTGGGCGCCTCCTCAGTGGGCTCCTGCACGTACTTCACCAGATTGGTCGCGTCGTCGCGGACATCACCCCTGGACTTCGGGATGTTCTCCACGGCCTCCAGCATGTCGGTGAAGTGCAGGTTCTTCGAGGCCAGCCGGGCATTGCTGGTCAGGAACGAGGCCAGCACGCGGCGCACGTCGGTGCTGTAGCCCGGGTATCCGTGGCGCTCCAGCATGCGTTTCATGGCGCTGCGCTGGTCGATCGCCTCGCGGATGTAGGTCTGGAACACCTCATCGCGGGCATCGAACACGCCAGCCTTTTCCAGCAGGTCGCCGAACAGTTCCAGCGACTCCGGGTTGATGCCCTTCAGCAGCTTGTAGTCCTGGGTGGACATCACGCTGACCCCGGCGTCCTTGCCTGCGGCGCGGGCCTCGCGGGCGGCCTTGTTCGCCAGGCGCTGATTCTCGAACAACCGGAACTCCAGCAGTTCGCCGGCTTCCCCCCGGATGCTGACCGCGTACTGTCCGAAGCGCATCAGGGGGGCGTAGCCCTCTGCCTTGAGCCGCTTCGCCCGGTCGCTGACCTCTGCCACCTGGTTGGCCAACCCAGCCATCTTGGGATCACGCTTTACCCAGTCACCGACCATCTTGGCCAGCGCCTCATGGTCTCCGGTCTCCAGTTCGTCCCGGAACATGTGCGGCGGAATGCCGGCGTTGCGGATCATCTTGGCCGCGATGGTGGTGGTGAGGTCGTCCAGGCTCTTGTTCACGGCGGCGCGGAACTGGCGGTACAGATCGACCTGCTTGTCGGTCAGTCCGAAGACGCTGCGCAATTCAGCCGGCTTGTACTCGCGCTGGTCGGCCAGCGTGCCTTGGAAGATCGCCTTGCCGATGGCCTCCACGTCGGCCTTTGTGGTTCGGTTCTTGTCGATGCCGGGCAAGTCCTTGAGCACGTCTCGGAAGTTCTCCATCTTGGGCAGAAGGTCGCGGGCCCGGTCGGCGGCATCGTTGGCCAGCCGGGACACGTCCAGGATGTACTCCTGGGTGGAGTCGAACACGCGCTTGAACTGCCGGTCCTGCTGGGCCTTCTGGTACTGGGTGCCGATCGTGCCGTTCCACCAGTTGAAGGTCTTGGAGCTGGCGGACAGGTCGGCAAAGGCATCGCGGGCCGCTGCAGCCATGTCTGTGGCGCGCGAGAATCGGATGTCGGTGTTGCCGGCGTCGAAAGCCTCGGTCTTGGTTTGGTCGGTCGGGCCGTCGGCCTTCGCGCGGCTGAACAGCGGCATGCCGTCGGCCAGCTTCTCGCGCATGGTGTCAGTGATGTCGAAGCCGGGTTGTTGCGTTTCGGTCGTCAGCACCTGCTCGTAGCGCGCATCCTTTCCTCGCTCTTTGAGGTCTGCCACCTCCATTTCGGCAATCTCTCGCGTTCCAACGCGATTGACTTCTCGGCCGTTGCTGTAGATGACGAACGGCCAAGCCGAATCTGGTGCGCCCACCTTCGCGTCGGCACGGCCACCTTGTTCAATGGCCACCACACCCATCGTCCCGCCGCCCACCTTCTTCAGCAGCCCCTTGACGGCTGCCGGCACGATGGTGTCGTAGAACGAGCGCATGCCCTCGCCGCCGACCTTGAGGTCCGTGTCGGTGTAGGTTTCGCCAACGCCTTCTGGCAGCGTGGTGGCGCGCTTTGCCAAGTCCTTGCCCACCGTGTCTTCAAGCCGCGCCAGCGACAGGCCCGTCTCGCTGATGCCGCGGCCGCCGCCCTTCACTGCCGCGGCAACATCGAACTCGTCGGCGCCAACGCGCGTAATTCGCACCGAGTCAACCTGCTTCGACAGGTCATATCTGTTCGCGCTCTGCTCACCCGTCACGAACGCCACCCGGTCATAGCCCTCGTCCACCGCCATCTTGATGACGCGCTTCAGGGCCAGGGTGAGCCACTTGTCGGTGGCGCCGACGAACGGGGCCTGCGGGATTGTGGCGTCGTTGATGCGCGCGTTGTATGCGTCGGTGGCTGCTGCCATGCGCTGGCGAGCCGCCTGCACGTCGCCCCCATCGTTGAGCGCATCGGATACAGCCTGGGCGGCGGCGTCGTACTCTGCCTTGATAGCTGCCGCTTCCGCGGCGCCGGCCTTGAACCCGCGCTTCTTCCCCTCTTGCCCCCAGTCGGATTGCAGTTCTTCCACGAACAGCACACGCTTGCCGTCCGCGTCGGTGCGGTCGTTCAGGCGGATGTGCGCAAGGACGTTGGGTTGGGACCAGTGGGGTGACTTGTAGACGCCAGCCGCATCAGTCAGCGGCAGCTTCTTGAGTGTTAGCCCGGAAGCCTCCATTGCGCCACGAACTTCGGCAGACGGTTCTTCGCTGACCCACTGGCGCAAGTTGCCACCACGGTCAACCCATGCAAGACCATCCTTGGCCGGCAGCGTCAGAAGAACCTCGCGGTAGTTGGTGCCGCCGGGCAGGGTGTAGTTGCCGTACTTGGCAACGCTTCTCGGGGCGACGGTGCGCCCATCGACAAGCGAGTTGTCGTCGCCAAGAACCGTCTCCTGCACCTGCACGCCGTTGGCTTTGAGGTACTCATGCATCGCCTCGCGCGTCACCTTGCCCTGCTGCAGGCCCAGCCACTCGCGGACGCCCGACCACTCGATCTCATCGGGCTTCACGCCCTTCTGCTCCAAGCCTTTCAGCCAAGCCAGCCAGGCCGACGCCGGCGCAGCGCGCATATCAGCCTTCTCGACCCGCCTCGTCAGCTCAGAGTACCAGACCGGTGCCTCATAGCTGCGGCTGAACGCCAAGGCCGCGGCGATGGCGTCAGGCCCTGCCCGGCCACGCTCCACGAAACCGCGCGCCGGCAGGATGAAGCTGCGCACGATCTCGTCGTCCGTCAGGGCGAGTGATTGCATGCCGGGGATGTTATCCCGCAGCCAGGTGCGGATCGCGGCGATGGCGCGCTTCACGATTCCGAGTTCAGGACGGGCCTGGGCGACTTCGGCCAGCAGTTCCTCGGCGGCCGTGAGGCGATCTTCGTCCATGCGCTTCTGCGCAGCGGCCTCGAAAGCGTCACCTCGCAGGGACGGCTGCTCTTTGCGGATCGCGGCGCGGGCATCCTCAATCGTGATCGCAAGCCCATACTGCTCCGCCTTGGCCGCCATTTCCTTGGGCCGTGCATTGCCCACTTGCCGCAGGATGGGATTCAGCAGCTTACCGAAGACCCCGCGCAGCCCGTAGTGCCCAAGGGCCTCATGGAACAGCACGCGCGCCGTGTCGGAGTCGGTGCCCAGGGCCGAAGCCACAAGGTACACCTTGCCGCGCCAGTGGAAGCCCTCGATGTCGCCGGCAGCGCCTTGGGAGTTCTGCCGCTTCCATTCGTTGAGCACCGGGCCTGGAGCATCGTTCATGCTGGCCAGGATCTCGACATCCGGGGCATTGGCCCAGGTCTGGGTGAGCTCGTCCACTGCGGACTGCACCGCGGTCGTGGGCATGCCACCAATGGGGCGGCCACGGCTGAACACCACATCGGTCTCGTTGGCCTCGGGGGCGCCGGTCTGGCGCAGGTTGGTGCTGGATCCGGTCTCATCGACGGCCAGAACCGCCTTGTTGACAATCTTTGGCGTCGAGACCGGCACGCCAGCGCCAGTGGACCCCTGCTGCACGGTTGGCGGCGAAAATTCGTGTTCCTCGTACAGCGGCAGGCCCTGCTTGTCCTGAGCCTTCAGGTACGGGATCACGGTCTGCCCCTTCTCGTCACGGGCGAGCACGAACCACCCGTCGCTGGCCCAGCGGTGGCCGCTGACCACGAACGGCCTCCCGTCGCGGTACACCTCAGTGTCGATCGGGGCGCCAGCGCGCAGCCAGAACGGCGGCGCAACTGGGTTCATGTCCAGGTCGGCCTGTAGGTCAGCGAGTTGTTTCTCGGCGGCGGCAAGTTGCTCGCCCAAGTGGAACGGCTCTGCCGCGACAACCTTGGCGTGCGCGATGGTCTTCTTGTACTGCTCGATCGTGGCTGCCGGGCCAGCTTCGATCGTGTCGCGCAGATTGCGCAACCGGCTGTCAATGCTGGCAAAACTGAGTCCGTTGGATTCGATCGTCTCACCGGCCACCTTGAAAAACAGGTCAGGCTCGGAGCGCCACGGTTTCCAGCCGGCACGAAGATCGATGCCGGCGTAACTCCCGATCACCCGCGACTCGGCGCCCTGGCGTAGATTCTCGGCAGACCACTTTTCCAGATATGCAGCGGCCTCGACGCGCGAATCGAAGTCCTTCCCGTCAATCGTGACGCGGAACCCATCGCCCGCCTGCGCCTCGATCAGCGCCACTACCTGGGCTCGCGCTCCGGTGGACCGGATGGTGGCGAGCTTGCGCTCCGTGTCGGCCAAATACCCGCTGTAGTCTCGTATCTGGCCGCGCGCGTCGGCCTGCGCCTGGCCGTGCAGCCGCTCGCGGCTTTGCAGGGCTTCGAGCTTCTTCTTCAGCTTCTCGCGCATCAGGATGCGCGGATCGCCTGCGGCCTCGGAGAACGTGCTCAGGATGTCGCCCTGCTCGTCGCTCGCGGCGTCGCCCTCGATCACGCGAGCCTCGCCCTTGGACTTCATGAAGTCCGTGATGAACCGTTGCTTGATAGCCAGCACCTGCCAGCGGCGGCCGTCGAGCCGGTCGGTCAGATAGCGGTACTCGAGCACGGTGTTCCACTGGTTGCCCTGGCGATGGCCGCGGCCGTTGCGTTGCTCCAGTTCGCCCGGCATCCACGGCGCGTCCATATGGTGCATCGCGCGCAGGTTGCGCTGCATGTTCACACCAACGCCCAGCGAGTCAGAAGACCCGAACACGATGCGCACCTTGCCGGTGTTCATGGCGTCAGCGATCTCCTTGCGTTTGTCCTTCGAGGTCGCGCCGGTCACAGCTGCAATCTGTGTGCGGGGGATTCCAGCCTGCACCAATCGCTCGATCATGTCCTTCATGGTCGAGAATGCCGGGTAGCTCACCGACCGCTTGGCGCCAACAGGGCCTTCGCGCCGCGTCACCGACGTCGACATACCCTGCTCCATGAAAACCACCTGCGTGACGCGATCATCACTGCGGTACAGGTCGAGCAGGTTCTTGACCACGCGCGCCGGCTTGCTGTCCGGGTGCGGGGTCATTTCCGGGGATCCTTCCTTGCCGGCGTTGCGGATGGCGTCGACCAGGCGCACGTCGAAAGAGGCGCGGGCCGCAATTCCCTCGTGAATGATCGGTGACTCCGGTGCACCGGCAAGCATGGCCTCCTTGCGATCCTTCTTTGCCATGTTGCGCCAGGATCTGGCATAGCCCTGGACTTTTTCAAACACCTCCATCTGATCGGGCGACATGTCCGATGATTCGTTGATGACCTTCTTGTAGGGACGGTCCTGCGCTCCCGCTGGGTTTTCCTTTGTCGGCTCGGTGCGCCCGTTCATCAGTTCGGCGCGCTCCTTGTCGGTCAAGCCCTTGTCGTTGAGCAGTTTTCCGTTGACCGATCGGGGCCGCATTTCGGGCATGTCGTCAGAGAACACCACGTCCATGTACTGCCCGATCATCCGGCGCAGTTCAGGCACGTTGATGAACGACTGCAGGCGGGTTACCGCCTCGTACTCGCCGGCCGGGTTCAACTCGACGTCGTTCACCTCCCGCGCGAAGCTGCCAAACCACCCATCCCAGTCGGCCAGGCCGGAAGACTGCATTTCCTCCTGCATCATGTACCGCATCATGTGGAACACCTCGGTCATGGTGTTCGTGATGGGAGTTCCGGTGAACAGGTGGACGTTGGCGCCGTTGTTCATGCTGCGCACGTACTTTGTGAGGAACATCATCGCGATCGAGCGGTCGCTCGTCTGCGTCTGCAGGCCCTTCATGCGCATCTTGGTGGCGATGGGCGGCTTCTTGAACTCGTGCGCCTCGTCCACGAGGATCATGTCGACCCCCATGTCCTCGAACGACACGGCGCCGTCCTTGCTGGCCTGCATCGCCAGCTTCTTGATCGTGCTGATGATCTTCATGCGCGCCTTGACCAACTGCTTGGCCGTCGGCGAGCGTAGTTTCTTCAGTTCCTCCTCATCGTTCCACATATCAGCGGTGATGGTCGTGCCATCCTCGTCGGCCGCTTCCTCGGCGGCCAATTCAAGATCGGCAATCTCCTCCTTGGCCATGCCCATCAAGGTTTCTTCCTTGAACCCGATGCGGTCGATCAGAGAGTGTGGAACGACCACGACATCCCAGTCGTCATTGGCGATCTGCATCATCCTGGTCTTGATGTTCTCGGCGCTCAGGTTGTCGACGTACAGCACCTTGGCCGCTGGGTACATCATCTGGATCTCGTACGCGACCGATTTGCTGTTGGCGTTGTGGGCGAACAGAAGCGGTTTCTTGGCGATGCCGTAGCGGCGCGACTCCACGGCAATGCCGCCCATGGTGAAGGTTTTTCCGGTTCCAACCTCGTGCGCGTTGAGGCTCTTGCGCGTCACAAGCGCGCGCCAGATGGCGTTCACCTGATGCTCGCGCAGCTCAAATGGGCCGCGCCCCAGCGACAGCGCCATCCCCTGGAACGTCAGGAACGATCCGTCAAAGCGCGGCGTGGCGTAGGCGTTTCGCACCTCGTTGTACTCACGCTCAAGTGCGACTCGGCGCGTGGGGTCCTTCCAGATCCACTCGCCGAACTTCAGGCGCATATCGGAAATCTTGCCGTTCACTTCCTTGGTCGCGTCTTCGTCAACGTACTCATTCCCATTTGAGTCTTTGCGACGCACAGTGATCGTCTGGTTGGCTATTGCGGCGCGCACGAGACGCTTGAACCATACGTGCCGGCTCCCGAACCCGCTTTGGGCCTCGGGACGGTGATTCAGCGCGGAATCGAAGTTGACGCGCCAGCTGCCGGCCTGGAAGTCAACTTGAATCTCGGCGGCGCTGTCCATGCCCAGCATGTGCGCGATGTAGTCGGCGTAGATTGAAGCTGGCACCCAGGTGGCGCCCATCTGCGTCTCGATCTTGTAATACGGGACATCGGGCGGCTGAACTTTCTTCAATTCCTCGATGTTGCGCTTCATCGCAGTGTTACCGGCGTCGAGACCGGCCTGAGCCTGCCGCAACTTCTCGCGCACGTTGCCAGACAGGTAGATGTCGGCCGGCGCGAAGTCCCCATTGGGCAACTCGAAGGCAGCGCCCATGCCGATCAGCTTCTCACGCACTGCCTGCACCGACTCGCCGCTGAGTTCGGCGATGCGGTCGACTGACGGGTTCACAGACTCATTGCGGGCCAGCACAAAGGCATCGGCGATGCTCGGTGCATCCATCTTGCGGGCGCCACGCATCGTGCTCTGCGACAGGATGGTTGCTGGCCGGTAGCTGGGCTTTCCCTTCGCCCCAGGCGTTGCGATCTCAAGCGCCGCGAGCGCCGGATAGAACGGGTCGTCGATTTTCTCAAGGTAGCCCAGGCCGAAACTCTCCGACAGAGACCCGTGCGCCTTGACGAATGCCTCATAGGCTCCGCGCAGCGCCGTGCGGTGCTGCTCGGCGTCACCAGTGCGTTCCGCGTCGATGAGGCGACCGTACAGGCGCCGCATGTCGATCAGCGCCCCGAGCTGCTGCTCGCGCACTGCGGTCTTGGCCTCGTCCTTGAGGGTGTACTTGGCCACCTCGTTGGCCGGCGCCATGTATTCGCCTGCGACGATGAAGAAACCCTTGTCGTTCTTCACCAGCGCGTTTGTGCGGTCGCTGGTGTGGTTGGCGACGTAGCTGATCGCTTTGGCGGTTGCGTTGGCCTGCCACTGAGACTCTGGCACCATGGCAACGATTCGGCGCAACTGCTCCAGCATGTCCGCTGGGCGGTGGACGATCAGGCCAGGCCGCATCGTCGTCGTCCCGTGGCCGAAGTCGATTTCACCGATGACGTGCGTCGGGTTGCGGTGGAAATACTCGTTGACCGGGACCGCGGTGCCCTCTTTTGTTGGGTGGTCGAGCACCTCGATCCAGCCCTCTCGGTCGACAATCTGCTGCGGCTTGTCGCGCTTGCGCAGGATGATGATGTCAGTCACCACCTTGGTGCCGGCGTACTCCTCGAAGGCCCCGGACGGCAGGCGGAAAGCAGCGACAAGTTCGGCCTTGCGCGCCATTTCCATGCGCACGTTCACAGCCTTCTTGTCCATCGTCCCCTTCGTCGTGATGCCGACGACCAGGCCGCCAGGTCGCGTCTGGTCGAGCGCCTTCAAGAAAAAGTAGTCGTGCAGGTTCGGCCCGAGTCGGTTGTAGCGTCGGTCGGCCGGCTTGATCTCGCTGAATGGCCAATTCCCGATCACCACGTCGTAGAAGTTGTCCGGCGTCGTGGATTCCTCGTAGCCCTTGATCTGGATGTTGGCGTTTGGATAGAGCATCTGCGCCATGCTCCCCGTCACCTCGTCGAGCTCGATGCCTGCGCGCTGGCTGCGCGAGGCCATGTCGACCGGCATCAGACCGTAGAAGTTGCCGATGCCGATTGAGGGCTCAAGCGTGCGACCTCCGGTGAACCCCAGTCGGCGCACCATTTCCCACATCGCCATGACGGTCGGCGGGTCGGTGTAGTGCGCATTGATGATGGAGGTCTGCAGGCCCTCCCATTCGGACTGTCCAAGGTTGTCGCGCAACCAGCGGTCGCGGGCTTCCCATCCCTGCTTTGGCGCCGGTTTGGCCCAGTTCCCCTGGAACAGTTCCTGACCGAAGCTGCCCCAGCCGGTGTACCCGGCGAGCACTTCCTGTTCCTCGCGCGTCGGGGCGCGGCCTGCCTCAATCAGGGTATTGCGCAGCTCGATCGCGGCCTTGTTCTTCTCAAACCGGGCCACTTGACCACCGCCGACGACTTTCAACGGGTCGGCGATCACGAAGTCGCCAGGGCCGGTGTTCGCGGGGCTGACGGTCTCCGGCGCTACTGGTTCTTCTGGGCGGGGAGAGTCGACAGGTCCGGCAAATAGGTCGTCGGTTCCTGGCGCTGCAGGGCTTCGAGCCGGTCGCTTTCCTGATCGGCCTCCGGTTCGAGCATCAGGGTTTCGCGCTCGGCTTCCTCGCGTGCGTCCGTCACCGGCAGACCGCCCTGCATCAGTTCCGCTTTGCGAGCCCACATCCTGGCCTGCAGCACTCGCGCCAGCGGATCCGCCAGGTTCGCCGCTTGCAGCCGCGCCCACATCACCGGGCTGCATCTCTCCCAGGTCGCCAGGATCGACTTGTGCATCAGGTTGTTGTGCACCTGATCCTCGTCCGCTTCGAGCGCCTTGGCCTCCTGCTTGATCCTGTGCGCCCATACTGGGCTGAGTCGTTCCATTTCGTGGTTCCTTTCCTCCAGTATCGTCCCCGGCGGGCGCATTTTCAACCTTCTGGCCGTCCGGCTGCTGATTGGTGCCCGCGCCGATAGTGTGCGCCTCGACATCTGCCTTGTCCTCGACTTCGATCACTTCGCGCTTCGAGCTCACGCCAGGCACGTCCTTGTGCCTCCCGGCCATGCCGATGTAGGCGCCCTGCAGGTGGTCCAGGGTGATGGCGTTGGCAATCTCCCCCCCCAGCATTTCGCGGATCTTGTCCAGGGTGAATTTGGCGGCATCCTTGAATGAGTGGTAGCCCAGGCGCAGCGACGCATCCATGATCCGGGTCAGGATCGGCAGCAGCTGCTGCTCCTGCTCGGGCACGATGTTCATGCGCGTGTTCTTGGTCAGCAGTGAAGCCAGGTCTCCCAGGCCCGCCATCAGGTCGGCCTTGGCCTTGCGGATTTCCTCGCTGTCGCCGGGCTGCACCTTGGTGTCGGTGGGGCGTGGATCTGGGTTTTCCTGTTTTGGTGCAGGCGATGTGGCCGGCTTCACGGACATCCACGTGCCCTTACCAGACTTTTCCAGGTAGGCGGTGTAGGCGTCTCCGTTCGGCTTCTCAAAGCTCCAGACCACGGTGCCACTGCTGCCCGGAGGCTGGGTGCTGACTTTGACGCCAGCGGCTTTTGCCGCCGCCACGGCTGTGTTGAACTTCAGCATGTCGATCGGCTGCCACTTGCCATCTCTGCCCTGGCGGTTCTTCACTTCCACGGCCACTGCACTAAGGGCTTTGTCGATCGCTTCGGATTTTGACGCCTCCAATTCTGGCGCGCTCTGGCCTGCCGACACGATCGGCACCGCCTCATACCCGATGCTGCCGTCGCTTCGGCGGTAGGGGCGGATCTCGGCCTTGTCGGCTTTGGGCTTGGCGTCGGTGATCAGCGCATTGATCGCATTGGAGGCCGACCAGAACAGATCGGCATGCTGCGAGAACTCGTCAGCGTTGCTCTCTGCAACAGCCTTAACCGCCGCGTCCTCAGCGTCAAAGCGCGTGGTGCGCATCTTGCGCAGAGTGGTCTCTGCCGCCTTGACTTTGGTCAGCGCGCTGGCTTTCTCAGCCATTGCCAGGCCGGGGGCTTCTGCTTCACGCTTCAGCCGGGCGACACGGCGCTTTTGCCGCTCCATGTCTTCTGTGAGGGCGGCATCGACGGTCGGCGGGATCTTGACGGTCGAGTCGGACGGCTGCTTGTTTGCTTCGGCCAGCACGCGATCGACGTCGCCCAGCCGGATGCCGGTGGCGCTGTGGATCTGGAACGGCACGGCCTTGGTGCCCGCGGCGATAGCCTTGCGCGCCACCTCAATGGCATCGGCCAGCGAGGCGTACTCGACCTTGCCACCGCCCACGACCACGCCGACGTCGCCGTCCTGCTCGTCCTTGTGGGTCTTGGCCTGCAGCTCGCGCTCCAGGTCGGAAAACTGGCTGGTGGGTTCGTTGCCGCCGCCAATCTTGCGCAGTTCAGTCGTGAGAACGTCCAACACGCCGCCTTTGTCTGTACGCAGGCGCGCAATCATTGACGGGTCGCTGAACCCTGGAAGATCCCGCGTGAACAGGGTTTCGATGGTGCTGGGACCGGCTGTGCGGCCTTCGACGGTCACGCGATCACCCACCTTGTACCCATCCAGTTCATGCTGCGGTGGCGAGTTGCGGCTGTTGCCGTCAACACGGTCAGTTGTCGATTTACTGGGCGGCGCCTGGCCCTCACCCTGCGCCGGCTGTGCGGTCAGCACTTCTTGGGCGGCTTCTTGCCTTTGGATTTTTTCATCCGTGGCTCCTTTCTTGGGTTGGTTGGCCGCGCTTTGAGGCTGCGGTAGGGCCTTTGCAATCAAGTGCTCGGCGTACTCCATGCCGATCTTGGTGATCTGACTTTCTGTCAGGTAGGCGCCGTCTGGCATCGTCAGGCGGCGTTCATCGCCGACGGTCTGCACGGTTGCGCCACGGGACACTCTGTCGCGGATCACTGCCTTGCGGGTTGTTTCCTTGCCGTTATTGCGGATGGTCTGGCTCAACACCTTGACCACACGGCCGCGAACCACGGGCGGGCGGTCATCACGGAAACCGTCAATGTCTGCATCTTCGGCGGCGCGCGCCTTGGCTGCGTCGTCATCCGCCTTTGCCTTCGCATCAATCGCGGCTCGGCTCTCGGCGTTTGCTTTGGCCCTGGTCGATTCCTGTTCCGCCGTCTTGATGGCTTCATCGCGCGTGCTGACAATCGAGTCGCCTCCGATTTGGCGCTCACCGCGAGCCTCGCGCTCGGCGTTGTCCGGGGTCTGAACGGCCCATTGGCTGACAGGCTCGCCCGTTTCCCGGTCTTTGGTCTTGATCGGGTAGATGTTCAATCCGACGTGTTTGAACGGCTCAGGCTTTGCTTCCCTGTTCGGTGCAACCTGCTCCGGATCCGGCTTGCCGTCGTTGGACACATCCACCGGCTGAATCTCCGGCGCTACTGCAACGGCGGTCTCGATGGATGGCTTACCGGTGCGCGTGACGTTCACGCCCGTGGTGTCGTGGCCAATGGCTTGCGCGATTGCCCGCTCGGGGGAGAACCCGGCACGAAGCATGTTCGTGATGTCGATTACGTCGCTGTTGTCTCTCTGGAATGCAGCGGTGCCATCCGGTCGAACAGTCAGCCTCACAGACTCCGCAACCGGACCATCCGCGCTGATTCCGTCGGAAACCGTGTACCAGCCGCTAGCGGCAGGCGTCACTGCAACGGCGTCGGCAGGCTGTCCAGGTGATACAGGTTTACCGCTTCCCGCACCAGCATCAGGTGTGGCGGGTACGGCTTGTCCGGGTTCTCCAGGCAATCCCACGCCAGCATCCATGCCTGTGTTGGGCTGATCATTCCCGCCTCGATCGGCTCCTGTAGCCACGGGTGGAATTGAAGCAGGCTGGCTGACATTGAGGCTCCTTGATGGGCGGACAACAAATCCGCCAGTGACCTTGACGACTTCGCCCGGGGTCTTGGCCGATGCGACCTTTGCGCCGGCTGCCGTCTTGAACGGCTCCCCGGTGCGAGAGTTCATGATGTCGCCGTCAATGATCCCGGTGGACGTGCTCCTGGGCATGTCCTGCAGGTCTCGCTGCGCGGCGAAGTCGCGCGCGGCCTGGCGCTCCATGTCGGCCATGGCGCGGTCTTCCAGGGCGGTCTGGCGGCGGTCTTCCTGCTTGCCTTGGGCGGCCTGCAGAAGGGCGGTGTTCTCCGGGGCCAGCCCGCCCATGAGGTCGGCAGGCATCTGCCCGGTCAGGGTTTGCTGGGCCAGGCGCTCGCGCGCGGCAGCCATGAATGCGTTATTGGCCTCACCACCTGTGAAGTCAATCGCCGTGTTTGTCAGGGATGCGGGGGGAGTGAATGCCGACGGCCCAGCAGGGGGCGTGGCGGCCGGCTCGTTGAGCACTTCGTCAACGGCGGCAGTGGCTGCGGCAGCAGCGGCGTCCAGATTGGGCGCGCTTCCGATTTCCGCGATGGGGTCACGCTTGGGCGCGGGCGGACGTTCGGCGATCGGAGCGTTATCCTTCTGGATTGCACCCATGCCAGCACCCATTGCGGCGCCGGTCACCAGGCCCATGCCGGCAGCGTTGCCAACCCCCTCCATGGCGGGCTTGCCCATGGCCAGGTTGGTAAACATCTGTTCCAGGGCGGACTGCGGCATTTCCTCCAGCAGACCCTCGCCGATGATGCCCTTGCCCACTCGCGCGGCCATGCCGCCCTTGATCCCTGCGCCAGCGGATCCGGTGAACAGCGCCGTCTCGGCGTCGCCCATGAGCTTGCCAGCAGCGCGGCCAATGACGGCAGTCCCGACACCAGCGGCAAGAGCTGGCCCGGCGTAGTCGGTGAACTGGCGGCCGGCACCCTGCGCCTGGTCGGCGATCTGGCCAGCCGTCTGAGCGCCCTCACCAGCAGCCCCGGCCCACATCAGGCGGTTGGCGGCCGCGTCCACAGCAGCCTTTGCCGCGGCGGCGCCCTTGGCAGTCGTGAGCCCGCCGAACGGTGCAGCAGCCTTGGCCGCGATGCTGCGCGCCATGAAACTTGACCCAGCACCGGCAGCGAACATGCCCGGCATGGACTCAGCCACAGACCCGGCGATGGCGCGCGGGTTCTGGAGTGCCGTGGCCACGGTGTTGACGAAGCCGTCAGCGGACTGGACCTTGTTCTCCGAGACCTGTTGCGCCGTGCTCAGGAACTCGCCCAGGGTCTTGTTGGTGCGCTCGGGGTCATAGCCGATCGAGCGCATGGCTTCGCCGGCTTTCCCGCCCGTGGCGAGACTGGCCAGGCCAACAACCGATTGCCCGAGGTCCACGACACCCTGAGCGCCCTTGACGGCCATATCTCCAGCGGTGCGGAACACGCCGGCTTCCGGTTTGTAGCCGATGGCCTCCATGACGGTGAACTTGTCGGCCCCGTACCGGTTGGCCAGGACATCGATCAGCTCGTCATCGGACAGGTCTTGTGCTCCGGGGTATTGCGCCCGGACTTCCTTCAAGGTCAGCATGTGGTCCCTTTTGTTGTCACAGGTCGTAGCGCTGTTTCAGGATCTGCTCAATCTGGCTCACGATCTTGTTGCCCTCGCGTGGGTCACCGCTGCGAGCTACCTGGGCGCGCTTCTGGCGAAGGGCAATGATGTCTGGATCAGCTTCAGCCGCCGCCTTGCGCTGCGCCCGTTCGGCTGCGGCCTTGTCGGCAGCAGCGCCCTTTGCGGCCTGTCCGCTGCGCTCGTACAGACTTTCGTCCGCAGCCGACTCGCGCGCTTTTTGCAATAGCGGCTTTTCGACGGACGGCGCGGCAGGAGGCTGCGTGGCGGGAGGTGGCGGCGGCGCACCCTTTTTGGCGGCAGCGGCGGCGGCGATCTGCGCGCGCAGTTGGGCATCCAGGGTGTTGCCGCCACCCGCATCGCCACCTTTGGGCGCGGTGAGCGTCATCAGATCCCTGCGAGCCTGGGCCTTTTCTTCCGGCGTGGCGTCCGGGTCGCGCAGTGTGGCCTCCAGCGCGTGGGCCAGGGCCTTCTCGCGGTCGGTGAAGTCCTTGCCGCTCGGGTCGATGCCCTTGCCGTTCAGAACTGCGATCTCCTTGACCAGTCGCTCCTGCTCGGCCTTGTCGCCGGTCTGCATGGCGTTCATGAGTGCGTCCTGCTTGACCAGCAGGGTCTTGCGCTGCTCCAGGTCCATCTTCGCGGCCTCCAGCGCCAGGGCTTGCGCCGGGCTGGTGATCTGTTCGTTCTGCTTGAGCTTGCGGGCCGCATTCAGGTAGGACTGGTTCCCGGCCAGTTCAACCGTGCGGTCAATCTCACCCTGCGCCTTGACGCCTGCCGCGGCTTCACCGGCCTGGGCGATTTTCTTGGCGCGGTCGGCGTCGGTGAGGCGGGCGTCCGCTCGAGTCTCGTCGCCGATCTTGAAGGCCTGCGCACGCTCACCGGCCCGAATCGCCATCATTTCCTGCGCCGCCATCAGGCGTTCCTGATCGGCCAGCCTGCGGTCAGCCGCGCGCACCTCGGCCTGTTCGCGCATCGTGTTGTCCATGACCTGGGCGCCAGCGTTCGCGCCAGCCTCCAGGCCCTTGCCAAGTGCGTAGCCGAAGTTCATTGCATGGCTCCTTGTTGCTGGGTCGGCGCGGGCTGCTGCGCCTGGCGGGCCTGCTGCATGAGGCTGGGCCCCTGCTGCTGGCCTTGGCCCATCATTTGCTCGATCTGGTTGCGCTGCACGCCGAATTTGCCCATCACCATGTCGATGGTCGCGTCCATGGCTTCACCCAGGTCTTCTGCCGACGCATCCGGGTCGCCTGACTTCTGCAGGAAGTCAAACGCCTTGAGCGTGAGCGTGACGGTCACGGGCGCGATGATCTGCGGGGGCAGGGTCTGGTTGCTCTGCGTCCACAGCATGTAGACCAGGGTGGTGATCCCCTCGGCGATCTTCTGGGGCAGTTCGCCGGGCTTCTGGAGTTGGTCCAGCAGCATCTGGTGGCTGTCCTTGCTGAACATGATCCGCATGCCCGAGATCACGGCCTTGTCGTAGATCGACTTGAATTTCGGATCAACCTGGATCTTCGCGATGATCGAGTCCACATCCACCGGGCCGCCTTTGGCCTCGGTCTGCTCGTTCTCAGTCGCGGAGTCCGGGTCTGCCGGCGTGGCGACTTCGGGCTTTTCGTCGGGTTGCATCATGGTGGCCATTACGCGGTCCTCCCTTGTGCCCACAGGGCCTTGCGTTGCTGGTCAGAGGTGGCCTGTTTGTAGTAGGCCGCCATCTGCTTGTCTTTGTCGGAGGGGAACAGGTTCCCGGCGAAAGCGCTGCCCGTCTGGAGCACGACCTTGGCGAGTTCCGGGTTCTTCTGTGCCCACGCCATGGCCTGTTGCATCAGACTTCCGCCCGATGCCTGCGAGGTGGCCATGCCGTCGGCGGCCTTGAGCGCATCGGCGCGGCTCATGGATCCGTCAAATGCTCCGTTGACCAGGGCGGTGGTCGGCGTCTGCATCGTGCCCGGGTTCAGCGTGGCGTCAGTCAGGGCCTGCGGAGCTTGAGCGCCGAACGGCTTGGGTGCGATGGACTGCTGGAACGTCTGCGGAGCCTGAGCGCCGTTGATGAGGTTGGCGTCTGCCGTGGCCACGTCGGTGGCGATTGGCATCTGCCCGGCATTCTTGGCTTGGGTGAACAGGCTCGTCCCGTCGGCACCGCCAAGCTGGCTCATGCCTGAACCCAGGTTCGCCACGCCGTCCACCGTCACGCCGGGAGTTGCCGCCAGATTGCCGGCCAGGGCGTCCCCGGCTGCCGCCGTCTGCGCTGCATCGGCCACCGTCGCGCCGGATGCCGCGGCCGCCTCGCCTGCCGCGGCCTGGCCCCAGCCACCGGCAGCGCCAGCCCCGAGACTGAGCACACCCCCAAGGGCTGCGAGTTTGCTGTTTCCCGAGATCGTGCCGACGATGGACAGGGCGGACCCCACCATCGTCAAACCGCTCATCAGCGACGCAGAGGCGGCAAATGCCGTCGCCGCCGATGCAAACGAAGTCGCCGCGAGGGCCACTGCTGCTACTGGCATGGTGTGTCCTTCCTGCTGTAGGGCAGCTCGGTGAGCGCCCAATAGGTGAATCGGTCATCCGCCCACGTCAGGCGGAATCCAAGGTGTTCGCGCAGCCGGTGATCGATGACGCCAAGCGGTACGCGGGTGGTGACATACCCGTGCTCTGCCAGGATCGGCGCCAGGGTCTCGCGGATGTTCTTGCGGCTCAGGGCCTGCGGACGCATCGGGTGGATGTGGACCTCCGGGCCCCTGACCATCACGATGCCGATGCGCTCTCCGTCTCGTTGCGGGTACTGCACCTGCCAACCTGCCGGGTCGATCCCGTTGGCCTGCAGGTACTCTGCGGCGTCCATCAGGTCGGGCTTGATCCGGTGCCTTCGCCGCCGCCCTGCATGTACCACGGCTGGTTGGCGTTGAGCCCGATGGCAGAGCCGGGGTTCAGATCCGCTGCGGTGCTGTCCACCACGTAGATCGCACTGGCGAGCTCCGGTGATCCCATCGCCTTGAGCAGTTCAGCCTTGCGATCCGGCGACAGGTCGGTCGTCATCAGGATGTTGTTCACCAGGCTCGTCTTGCTCTTGGCCGCGTCCGCTGCAGTGGTCGCATCGACCTTGTACTTGTCGGCTTCGATCTGCTGCGTCTGAAGAGCAGCCTTGGCCTGCTGGTCGGAGAACTGCGCAGCCCGGTCGGCTTCGGTCTTCTGCTGCTGGCCAAACAGGTTCGCGTTCACGTCAAAGGACTTCTGCGTGAGCGTGTTCGCCTGGTCGGTGTTGTACTTGGCCGTCTCGTTCTTGAGCGCCGTGTTGTAGTCGGCCACCGTCTTGAACGTCCCGGCATCGGCCTGCGCGATCGGCAGTGCGGATTCAATCGCAGCCTTCTCGCCCGCCGTGGCCGCCATGGTGGAGTTCAGCAACCCCCTGCTGTTTGCAGTCTGCATGGCGTTGTTGCGTGCCTGCTGGACGTAGGAGCTGCCCGAGTCAAGCAAGGAGGTCAACTGCCCGGCCACGGTCTCGTTGCCGGTGTTCACCGTGCGCTGAGTCGTGTTCTGGTCGGTCAGGGTTGCCGGTGCATAGCCTTCGGTGGAGAACGGGTTTGCCGTCTTCTGCTTGGCCATGTAGTCGGTGTACCAGTCCTGCATCTTGGTCGTGGTGCTGGGGTCGAGGGCCATAGTGGTTCCTTGTTACGCGAATATCAGCCAGACGGCCAGGACAGCAGCCCACGGCGCGAGCAGGCCGGGCCAATCAAAACGGTTGTCGTTCTTGTGCAGCCTGTACAGGTCGTCCAGTTCGTGGCCGAGGTAGAAACCGGCTGCGATGAGTGCGGCCCAGGTGGGGCCGAACACCGGCCAGCAGATCAGCATGATGGCGACGGCAATCAGGGCGTGGCGCAGCCAGTAGGGCTGGATGTGGGTCTCGAACCAGGCGATCATGCTGGCCTCACAAACGAGCCTTGGAACCATGTGCGACTTGCGCCGCCTACGAGATCCAGATTTCCGCCGCTGGTTTGATAGACAAATAGCTCAACGTAGTCGGTTGACCCATTGAAATAAATCAGCGTGGCGATTGTGCAGATTGCATAGTCATTTGGGTCCAGCTCAGCCGATGAGCCACCTTTGAATAAAGACCCGTTTTTGTAGATGTAGATTTGTGCGCTGGCGGCACTTGACACCAATGTAAAGGCGATGGCCGCCGTCACCATGTAGTACCCGGCGACAGTCGGAGTAAATCGGTAGTTCGTTGCCGCGTCATAACAATTCGCAGTATCGAACTCCTCGACCGAACAGAACGCCTTGGATGCTGATGCAGTTGGGATGGTTTGGGCGCCGCTCAAGTACGCGCTGAATGCCGGTCCATATGCCACCCCCAGCGTTGTCCGCTGCGCCGCCGCATCGGCATCATCCAGCAGCGCCCGGCCAGCCGCTGTCAGATCAGCCAGCGCCCACGTCTGCGCGCCCGTGCTGTAGGGCATTTTGTTGGCTGCACTCGAAAGCGCCGCAATCGCTGCCAAGTCTGCGTCATACGCCTGAACATCCGTCCCGATGACCAGACCCAGCAGCGTCCGCGCTTGCGCCGCCGTCTTGGCAACCAATGCCGTGCCCGCCGAGTTCACGAAGATGCAGCTATCGCCATTTGCCGTCATCGTGGGCATCTTGTCAAAGGCGTCATCGATTGACGTGAACTCAGCGCGCATCGTCGCCGAGGTCAGGTTTGCGCTTGTGGCCGGTGCGCCGCTTGCGTTGTAAAAGTCGTTTGCCATGGTTACCTCACCCTGCGGCGTGGGATGTAGTCGATCAGTGCCCCGCTGAATTTCAGGGGCGCGAAGTAGTCGGAGTTCGAGCGGATGCTCAGAGACACGTTTTCGGCGTTACCGGGCATGTCGCAGCGCGAAGGGGCCAGGGTCTGGCCGTCCCACACCACGCCGGCCTGATCCCATCTCACACTTGAATCCCAGCTGCTGCCGGTCAGGTTCGGCGTGGACGTGACCTCGCTGGGCTGCGAGATTTCAGTGGACGAGTACCCCAGGGAATAGCCAAATGTGAATTCCGCATACCCGCTGCCGGACACCTCGAACGACACCCGCTTGAAGCTCTTGAGGATTCCCGGCGACTTGATGTTGGCCCAGGCCATGGTCAGATGCGCGTTGATCGCGGCCCCGTCGTGGCTTGTGCCCTTCTCCATCTGGTAGACCATGCCATCGTCGGAACCGAAAAAGATCGCCTCGCTGCCGTCGTTCATCTCCACTGACAGGCAGTTGCGAACCACGTTCGGGAACAGGACCGGCATCATCCCCAGCAGCTTGTTGTTGTCGAAGGTGCAGTACAGCGCGTAGCCATCGTTGAAGAACAGTCGGTACTGGCTCTTGTTCCGAGCGATGCATGAGTCCGTGGTCTTCGTGCGCTTGTCGGTGAGCCACGTCTGCACCCTGCGGCTCAGTGTGGCCGCGGCAAAGTTGCCGAAGTTCTGCGATGCCGCCAAGGTGGTGATCCCGCGGTCATCGAACATCACCGTGTCGGTCATGCGCTGCACAGAATTCGCAATCGCGCCCGCGTTCTGGTCCTTGTAGGTGGTCAGATTCCAGTCGCTGGACCCCGTGCCGTACAGGATGCAGATCCGGTTGCGTGAGTAGATGCCGAGTGCACCGCTGTTCGTCGACCCTGGCTCGCTCATGAATCCCGTGATCGTGTCGCCCACCGCGAGCTCACCGGCTCCCGACACGACAGACCACGCGAACGGCGTCCCCGGCCCTGAGTGCTGGGCACTCCCGGCAAAGGCCAGGAACAACTGGTTCTTGTGTGCCCAAATCTGATGCGGCGTGTCCGTCGTCATCCCGGTGGCGATCGGGATCAGCGTGGTCCCATCGAACTCGAATGCACGGTTCTTGCCGTCGCACCCGTACATCTTAGCCGTCGTGGCTCCACCGCCGAAGTTCTCGACGATGCACTTGAACCGGCCCGACGGCACGGCAAAGCTGATCGCCGACGAATTACCGGCGATGGTTGCCACGTTCAGGTTCGCGCCGACGTTCAAGTTCTCGGACTGGAACGTGCCGGTCTGGCTGGCGAATGTGAACCGGCCTGCAGCAGTCCCTGCCGCCCATGTCCCGGATGCCAGTGCAACCCCGGTAACGACTGCCGTCGCCCCGCTCGTCGCCCCGGTGATCGTGTCGCCCACGGCCACCACGTAGGTGCCGCCCGAGGTGTAGGCCAGTTCCCGCCCGAGACTGACCGCGCTCCATCCGCTGGATGTGGTCTTGTACATGACGGCCGCCGACGCCCCGGCGTTGTTGCGCCAGGCGTAGAGCACGTCGTTGAGCCACCCGAGGCCCAGGATTGCGCCAGACCCAGGCACTGCAGCGATCAATGCCCGGTACACGTCCGCCGCGAGGTTGGTGTACTGCGCGTGGAGCAGCTGCGTCGTCGCGCCGCCCACGGCCACCGGACCGGTGCAGGTTCCCACCACGGTTGACCCGACCTTGATATTGCCGGTGGCGAACACCCCGGTGACCTTGGTCAGGACCGCTTTCCCGGTGGGCAGTGCGATGACGGTGCCGTAGCTCGTCGCCGCGTTGTCGGTGAGCACGTCCCCGATGTTCACGGTCCCGGTGATCGTGCAGGTCAGGATTGAATAGGTGGCGTCCGATGGTGCCGCCTGGCCGTCCTTGCGCTCATACCCCCATGTGGTGTTGTACCCGCCGTTGATGTCGATCTCGAAGTTCTGCGCGCTGCGCACGAACCCCGGTGGGACATCCAGCGGAGGGGTCACCGTGTCGAAGCCGCCAGCGAACCCGATGTAGGTCTGCTGGACGGCCGGCAGGTTGTCGGGCTGCCTCATGCCAGCGGCCCCGCGATCCCGAAGCCTGGGCGCCGGGCGACTTCCATCTTGGTGATGATCTTCCTGTAGCCGCGCTCGGCCTTGGCCATGGCGTCAGGCGCAGATTCATGGGTGGCGTAGGACTTGAGCGCCTCCCACACGATGATCATCTGCCACTGCCGTGGAATCAGCGGCTCATCGGAGTCCGCGCTCATGACCTGGGCGCGCTTCCAATACTCGCCCACCACGGTGTAGATGGCGTCCGGGATCGGAAAGAAGGCCAGCGACTGGTCCGGCTTGATGCTGAACTCGATCGGCTTGCCGGTGACGGTGCGATTCGCGCCGAACACGCGCGCATCCCGGAACACTTCCCACGGCACGTAGGTCAGCCACGTCTCATCCGTCGCACCAGTCGAGGTCAGGTAGCAGCGCAGCGAATCCCGCTTCCAGGTCTGCTGCTCGCTGTACCCGGCCGCCGTCGGCGTGTAGTTCTGCGTTGAGGCCGACGTCGAAAACGAGAAATCGAAGCGCAGCCAGTCCCAGTCCGGGTGCAGGTTCTGGATCGTTTCGTATGCCGTTGCGATCCAGTCAACCACACGCTCCATTTCCCCGACTTGTGACGTGACCGTGCTCGGGCCAGTCCCTGAGATACCGGCCTCCTGGCGCAGCCGCTGGCACAACTCGAGGTAGGTCATGCGATCATCCCGCCGTCGCCAGGGTGTACCGCAGCCAGTCCGCGCCCTTGGGATTGGGGTCGTGCAGGACGCTGAACGGGTAGCGCAGGGCCGTGGTTGGCACCTGGACCTCGTGCATGATGCCGTCCTCGTCGCGCTTTTTCTTCTGCGTGTAGGTCGTCGGCTTGCGAGTGGCCAGGATCTCGACGAACTTGCGCGCCACGGTCTTGGTCTCGCCGCGCGTGAACACCTCGCGCCGGCCGTTGTTGAACAGTTCGAAGACCTGTTCGGCGTTCTGGTCGCTCGTGGTGTGGACCATGATGGTCACCGGCTCCTCGAAGAACTGGAGCATGGCCAGCTTCTCCTGGTCGAGCTCTTTCAGCGGGCGGTCCACAATCTGCACGTACTGAGGCTGCAGGGCCTCGCGTGCCGGGCCGGTGGACTTCATCACGCGGTCGTGATCCTGTCCGATTTGCTGCTCCAGAGGCTCGAAGCCTTTGGACGGTGCAACCGGGTTGTTCTTGGCGTCGGACGGGCCGCTGCCGGGGATTCCTCGGGGCATGTGTTTCTCCTGTGAAGACAAAGAAAAAGGCCCCGGAGGGCCTTGGTTGAGTGGCGTTTAGGCCACGGTGTCGCTAAACGGCGTGGCTTCGGTTCCTGCGGCGTCGCCCGTGATTCGGACGTACCAGAGGTTGGCGGCCAGGCCCTCGATCTCGACGATCTGGCCGGCCATGCCGCCCGTGCTGTTGGACGTGCCCAGCATGTCGATGGTGTCGTAGGTGTTCGCCGCGACGGCCTGCCAGCTCACGACGCTGTTGTCCGTGTTGTTGCCCATCAGGGCATAGCCGATCATGATGTCGGCCCCTGACACGCTCTTGATCGTCGCAGCGCCCGTGAAGGTGGTCTTGACGATGAACTTGAACTTCAGGCCTGCAGATGCGGCCGGCAGGGTCACCGCAATGCCGCCCGCTCGATCCAGCACGATGGTCTTGCCGTCATGGTCGGCCTCGGTCACGGTCAGCGTGGATGCCGTGCAGTTCACGATGCGCGTGGACACGTCGCAGGCCCGATTGATCTCGGCGGTCGTGGCCAGGATGCCATCGAGCACCGCAAGCTCGGAGTTGCTGATGGTGGATTCCACCCCGGCGTCCGACACGACAACCATGCGGGCGAACTTGTTGAAGTAGAGCTTCTGGCGGATCTTCAGGAGGTCGTGAATTCTGGTGAGCATGATTTACCCTTTCTGTGAGCGTCGATGTGCTCTTTGAATGCAATGGCGGGACATGAAAAAGGCCCGCGCTGAGGCGGGCCTGTGTTGCGTCAAACCCCGATCAGGAGGTCTGCGGACGATCGGGCAGCACCGCCACGTTGACGATGGTGTTGGTGAAGCCCGTGGCGTTCCAGTTGCTGGAGCCAAAGGTGATGGTCCCCGCCGTGCTGGCCGCCTTCAGGATCTGATAGGCGAACGGAACGAAGGTGTCGGGGATGTAGTCGGGGAACTTCGGGGGCACCTGGAATGCCACACCGTCCCAGTCCACGATGGGACCGGCGATGCACTTCACAGTGCCGCCAGAGACCAGGCCCCACACCACGGTGCGCGCCTTGTTCGCCGTCAGGGTGATGGCAGAGCCGGTCACGTGGTCGGTGGTGGGTGTGGCGCCATCGGTGACTGCCGTCTTGGTGGCAATCTTGCCGCCGATGACGTAGTTGATGGTCACGGTGGTGTCGTAGACCGTCTCGGCGCCGGTTGCGGTCAGCAGGCCCGACGTGGTGCAGAAGTTCTGCCCGAAAAGTGCGTTCTTTTCCATGATTGATTCCTTTCAGTTCATGGGTTGTGGTTTACAGGGCGGTGCGGGCAACTTCGCCCACGGCCATCCAACCGTTGTTGGCCACCAGGACGGCGGACCAGAACTTGGCGCCCACGTAGCCGCGCTGGCCGGCAGGGTCGTTCTTGTCCTTCTGGCTGGGCTTGAGGTCGATCAGGTCCATCGTCTCGACGCCACGCAGCGCCACGTCGAAGACGGCCTCCTCGCCCATGACGAGCATCGGATACACGTCCAGGGTGGTGTTGTCCGCGGCGTACATGCCGGTCGAGCCGATCGCTGCACCTGCGGCCAGGTACGGCGCCAGTTCGGGCGACAGGATGAAGCGGAACGACTCGCACGAACCGATCTCGAACTCGTTGATCGGCTGGCGATTGGCGTACTTGGCCACCGGCACGAAGTTGGGCAGGTCACGGATGTCCGGCTCCAGATCGGTGTGGCCAAACACGACGTAGCTCGCCTCGATCGCCGCGGTGTCGTAGTCCGGGCTTGCGGCCAGGATGCGAGTCTTTTGCTTGGCGTGGTTCGCCTTCAGCGTGATCGCGATGTTGCGCAGGAAGTTGATCTTCACCGGCTCATCGACCGTTGCGCGCGTGGTGCCACCGGAGTAGCTCACGTTCGTGCAGGCCTTCATGGCGCCGTAGCGGATCATCTCGCGCACCAGGCCGGTACGCTCGCCCACCGCGATCTTCTGGTCTTCGGGGATGTCATCCTCGTAGAGCAGCGCGGCCTTGTCGGTGTAGCTGTACAGCACGATGTACTGCTGCATCGTCACCGCCACGTCGTGGTAGGTGATGGTGTCAGCCGCAGGGGTGACGCCTTCACTGGCCACGTGCGCGGAAGCAGTGACGCTCCAGCGGTTGATGGTGCTGGAGTTGGTGGATGCCCCGCCGTAGGGCAGCACGCGACGATAGGTCACGTTGTCGCCCGAGTTCTTCGGGATCTTCTTCATCGTCGCGCCCAGGGCGAGCACTTCGACAGGGAGAGCATGGGCGATCATCTCGCCCTTGATCTGGTTGATGCGACCCGCTTGGGTCGAATAGGATTGGATCGTCATTTCAAAACCTCATGAATGGTTCATGTGGCTCGCTGTTTCTTGCGGACCATTTCGAATCCGCGAGCGAACCCTTCTTCGTCAGGGATGACTGACTGCACAACACCGCCGCCGCCTTGCGGGGCAGTGGCGCGAGCCAGCCGCGTTTGTTTTCCGGCAGCTGCTTGCTTCGCTTTGTCAGCGGCAGATTTCCACTCGCCGTAGGCGTCCAGGGCCTTGTGGATGAAGGCGGGATCTGAGGAGGATTCCACGGCCGCCTTGATCGAGGGATCGAGTACCCCCAACCAGAGCGAGAAATCGTCCGAACCCATCTTTGCCATCCAGTCCGGATGCTTGGCTTCCAGTGCCCCTTCGGCCTTGAACCGTGCGCGCTCAGCGTCCAGGTCCACTTGCGTGGCGGCCACGGGTGCTTCGGTCTTGCCCGGCTCCTGCTTTGCGGCAGGTTCCTCGCCCATGATCTCGCCCAGGTCGTCGGCAATGGCTTGCGCGATCTCCGGGCCAAGCTCGTTCTCCAGCCGCTTGAATGCCTTGCCGGTGATCTGTGGGGCTTTGCCCTTTTTCAGATCGCCCAGGATGCGCTCCACCTCGCCAAACTTGCCCATGGTCTTGTCGCGCACCTGTGTGACCTGGCTTTCCAGAAGCGAGACCTTGGCGAGTGCCGCCTTGATCTGCGATTCGGTCATGCCGGCCAGCACGATGGGCTCAGGCTCATCGACTTTTGCGGGGGCGCCATCCGGTTGAGCGGCTGTCGGCTCATCCTTGGTCAGATCCTTCTGTGGCTCGCTCGTGGATGTGGGCTTTTCGTCCCCATGCACTTTGTTGCGAACGGCATCGAATCCGGCTTTGAACGAGGCTTGCGCCTGCTCGTCGGTTTGGCCTTGCGGGCTCCCTTTGGGGTCCGCTTCGGTCTGGATGGTTTCGGGGGTGGCTACCTCTGACATGTGTGCTCCACAAACAACAAAGCCACCTCAATGGGCGGCTTCACGACGACACCCGGCCTTGCGGTGGGGCGCCACTGATGCGAGTCTTTTCAGGCCCGCAGGTAATTCATTCGTTGAACTTCTTGGCCTCTTGCTCGATCTGGAGCAGGCGGCGTAGTTCGGCGATTCGACCGCGCAACACTGCGGTCTGGTCGGGGGTGTTGGTGGTCTTCTCCAGTTCGACCTGGATGCCTTCGATGCGGGACAGGATGTGCGTACGCACCGCGAGCCACCCACTGGACTCGCGTTCTTCCTTGGTCAGCTTCATGCGCAGTTCCATCGGGCAAGCATGTATCCAGGGGCGTCCGCCGATCCCTTTCCGTCATCCGCAAACAACGCATCAGTCTGGAATGTCGTCCCGCACGGGACACACTTGGCAAGCGCATTGAATGCGAGCTTCTCGTCGCCTCTATGAAGCAGAACAACAGCGCGTTTACCTGCAATGTGCGGCTTGAGTCGCTTGAAGTTCTTGGGGATGTTCATTTCTGGAATGCCTCACCATTCGGCGCGCGCCCAGCCGGCTCGGTTGCAGGTGTCGCAACCTGCGGGCCCTTCTGCTTTGCCAGTGCGGCCTGCGTCCTGAGCTTGAGCGCCGTGTCGGTCAGCTGGGTCTTGGCCTTGTCCAGCCCGATGCCGCGGGCATTGGCGAACTCGATCAGGCGGATCTGGAACTCCTGTTCCTTCATCGCCGACTCGTGCTGGCGCTGCTTCTCGGCCTCGTCCGCCTTGAACTTCAACTCCTGCATGTTGTCCTGCTGGTCGGCCTTGATCTTCATGTCGGCGACCTGGATGCGCGGGTCCGGTGGCGGGCCCTGCATCTGCGATTTCCGCTGCTCCCACTCCTCGTCCGTGTACTGGAAGCGTGTCGGGTCGAGCCGGTCGGCCTTCATCTTCTCGGCGAACCACTTGGCCGGGTCGATCTTGAAGTCCGGATCCTTGACGATGGCCGCCATGGCCGCGATCGCCTGGTTCTGCTGGTCGCGCTCGAACAGCGCAGAGCTCCCGCGGGCATCTATCTGGAAGTCACCCTTCTCGTCCTCGTTGTCGCTGTACAGCAGCAGCCACTCGTAGTAGCGCGGGATGTGTCTCTCGATGATGTCGTCGTCGAAAATCTTGGCGTGCCGGCGCAGGACCACAGACCCGTTGTTGTTCAGGATCTGCATCCCGGTCGCGGTCTGGGTGGCGCTGCCCTGCTGGCCCTGCATCAGCAGCGGCATGGACGTGACCCGCTCGGCCAGGCTCATGCCGTAGTTGATGATCGCCATGAGCTGCTCCTGCATCATGGGGATCTGGACCACGTACATGGCGTCGCTGGAGTTCTGGATGTCGGCGTCGGCATCCAGCATCCACACCTTGCGCGGCACGAACTCGTTGCGCCCATTGGCCGCCGTCAGTGCGCTGGCCCGCACGATGATCTGAGGCCCAGCTGCCAACCCGGCGTTGTCCATCATGTTGCGGGTCGCCGCGTTCACGATGCGCTGTGCCGTCCTGACCTGGCGGGAAACACCCTCACCGGCCCAGTGGCCCTTGCGGCGCTTCCAGCGGAAGACGTCGTATGGGAACTCGCCCGAGTCCAGCACGGCACGGGCGATCTTGATCACACGGTCATTGACCATGGTGACCTCGACCGGGATGGAATCCCCATCGTCGCACTCGCAGCCAGCCGCCCGGATGTCGTCGGCGCCAGCCAGACCGTGGAAGTACCAAATCTCGAACTTCTCGCGCTCGGCGTTGGTCTTGTCGGCCTTCTTGTCCTCGACGTACTTCTTGCCAGGGCCTTCCTTGAGGCATTCGTCGATCTCGGACGCGATGTAGATCGGGTTGCCCTGGGGGTCCGCCTCGTCCTTGAGACCTTCCAGGATCTTGCCGGTGATCTCGTCGCGCTCCCAGATGCGAGACCCGTTGTGGATGTCGTCGCCGCAGTTGGCTGCCGGGTAAAGATTCTCAACAGGGATTGCCTTGGACTTCGGGATGGTCTCCTGCACGATCTGAATCGTGGTCGCACCCGTCGCCTTGTTCTTGGTGATGGCGCGCTTCTTGAACACCTTGGGGAATGGTCCCTTCATGACCCCGGTTCCCACCCGTGCGGCGTCCTCAATCACTGTGCGTGCTTCGGCGTGCCAGTTGGACTGCACCAGCCAGTCCCAAATCTTGTTCTCGGCCCGTCGGGCTTTGGCGCCGGCTTCCGATAGCATCTTCTTGGCGACGTCGGCCACCGGCATGACTTTGCCGTCCGGCATCTGGATGTCGCCGTCCATCTTGGTGGCGCCAATCATGTCCGGTTCAGGCGTCGGAAGCAGCCCGAACGGGCGGTCATCGGTCGGCAGCAGCATGTCCGCGAGCCGTGCCGACGCCATCTCGACGTAGGGCTCGGTGATGTTCACGAACACGTTGGACTGAACCGGCTTCTCGTCGCGTTCCTGGGTCAGAACACGGCCGTTCGAGGTGCTCGGCTTGGTCGCAACATCGGCCCGGTTGGCGTCGTCGATGCCGTCGCAATACTCCTGGTCCTCTTTCCACAGGATCTCGACACCCGAAGCGGCCCGGGCATCGATGTCCTCTTTGCGCTTGGCCGCCAGGCTGATGGCGAATGCCTGCAGGCGCACCTTGTCCTGCTGTGGAGTCGCCTCGACAGCCTGGGGGACTGCGTTGGACATGTCCGCTTACTTCCGGCGCGCGACCAGCGTCGCAGTCAGTGCCGTGGTGCCATCTCCAGCGGTCACGCTTGGCCGGCAATACTGGGTCACCTCGGACACCTGTTCGAGCGCAGCGGCGGTCTTGCTGATGGCGTTGCCCTGCGGGTCAGTCAGGCTGAACCAGTTGGTGCCGTCGTTCGATCCCTGCCAGACGATGGTGCCGCCAGTCCCGAATGTGCCGTTGACTTGGATGGAGCGATCGGCCCAGGCCAGCCACTCGAATGGTGCTCCGGCGTCACCATTGGCCATCGCGGCCCAAACGACCTTGACCGCCTCATCCTTGGTCTGGGTCGGGAAGCTGACCGTGCCGTTGACTGTTGCCATGTGGATCTCCTGAAATGAAAAACCCGCCGAGGCGGGTTGTGAGAGTTGGGGTTACCTGCGGCCTCTGCGACGGGCCTGAACGATCCAATCGGATGCGCTGGCACCTGCCACCTCGACCAGTGAGGCATCCTGGCCATCCAGGATGAAGCTGCCTGTGTCGGCCGGCATGAGTAGCGCCGGGGTCAATGCCGCGTCTTGGCCGGTGTAGACGAACGAACCGGTGAGCGCATCCAGGATGTAGCTGTTTGACAGCGCGTAGAACCTGCGCGGCCGTTCTTCCCATGCCGCAAATCGATCCGCATAATCCGCCCTCGCCTCATTGGCGTTCAGGCATCTTGCCCAGAATGCCTGGTCACCCTGCAGGCACTGGTTGTAGAACGAAGACCCGCCGCGAGCGCCGAAGTACATCGTGTAGTTAGAGAACGTCGTCGCTCCATTGTTGATCTTTGCCGAGATCGGCGACCCATACGTCAGCGTGACCGGAACTCCGTCGATGTAGACGGCCACTATCTGGTCAGTGGACAGTGCGCGATCCATGACGGCCATGATTCGGTGCATCACGCCTGCCGTGGGCTGCGCATACGATGCCGCTGTCACCTTGTTCGCCGCGGAGATCACGGCCGCCACGCTGACGCTTTGACGATTTCCGGTCAGGTTCGTTGCGCCGTCGTATCCGTCCCAGATATTGAAACTGCCTTGGAAGTTTGCCCCGAGGTCAGCGCTCAGCTCCATGATGAGCGCATAGGTGCTCGGGTTCGTGGCCCGGTAGTAGTCAAACGCAACGGTCAACTTCTGCAGGCCGGCAAACTTTGTCACCACGCTGCTGGCCTGGCTCGAACCGTTGTAGCTCAGGGTCTTGCCGAACTTGCCAGCGGTCCATGTGGCGCTGGTAGTCATCGGCTGCTTGCCGGCCGAGTCGTTCAGCTTCCTGCCAGCACCCTCATTCGTCACCCACCGATGTCGCAGTCCGCGCGCCATCGGGTGCGCCCGGTTGATCAGCGCCCCTGGTAGCGGTTTCCCGATCATGCGATGCTGTCGATCGTGGAGTAGCGCACTTCGATCGCGTGCGCCTGGGTGTACAAAGAACCATCGTCCACCGCACGGATGCGGAGAGCTCCCTCCGGGAACTGCACCGGGGCGTAGATTTCGGCGCTGTCGTACAGAGTGCATCCGGTCGCCGCGTTCACGAGGTCATCCTCGACCGTCACGCTCGTGTTCGCCACGATGGACTTGATGCGGGCCCATTCGCTGTTGCCGATGGTGCCGTTGTCGATGAAGATCAGATCCCCAGCAGTGAGGTTGGTTGTGCTGGCAACACCGATGACCTTCTGGCCAGCTGCCACCGTCCCGCTGACCGCCTCGGCTTCACATGCGGCGAAGTTCGTCGTGAACTCGGCGAACGGAAACCATGAGTTGTCGCCTGACGTGGCAAAGGACGCCTCCAGCCTGATATTTGCGCCAGCCCCAGCGGCAGTAGCGGACCTGCGGCCAAACCTGACGTAGACCAAACCGCCCATCTTGCCGGACACGTCCGCCGCGCTGCCCACCACTACCGTCGATGCCGCCACGGATTGCAGCGCGAGTAGTGCCGTGCTCTGCGCGGTCTTCGCGAAGGTCGCCATTACGCAGCCCTCCGGATCTCATTCTGCGCAGCCTCGATGCCCGGCTGGGCGGCGATGGATTCAGTTTCTGCGCGATAGGCTTCAGACCAAAACGCTTTGACCGTTTCATCGATGTCGTGATTCAGAGACCCGGCGTAGGTAAACCCGTTGCGCGAGACGGTGCAGGCCCCGACGGTCTCTCCCGGACGGCGCGGCGTGAACTCGATCGTCCAGTCTTCGAAGATCAGTCCTGATGGTGCGCTGGAAATGGTCATGTCAGTGTCAGCACGCCATTGGTGGCGCTGAAGTCCACGGTGAACGTCCCGCCCGTCGTCAGCGTGATGGCGGATCCGTAGTCCCAATACCCGATCAACTCATCGCTGGCAGCCGTGTCGTTGTAGAGCACGGCATACCGGAATGGTCCGATTGACCCGCCAGAGGCCGTGAACACCACATCAGCGCAGACCAGCTTGTACACACCAGCCGATTGCGCTGAACTGGTCTGCGTGGCCTGCGTCCCGCCTGCGGTGTACCCGTTGCCCGCACTGATTTCCGTGATGTCGGCCTTCACCGTGTTCGACGCAGACGGGGCGCTGTTGGTCAGCATGACCTTCAGCGTGTCGCTGCCCAGGTTGTGGACCTTCTCGGTCACCGCCTCGACGAAGCTGTTGAACTTGGTGAAGGTCGCCACTTACGCCCCCAGCACAGCAGCCGCAGCCTCTTTGGCGCGCGCAATCCGGTCGGTCAGGTCTGCAAGGTCTGCCCGCGCCTCGGCGGCGTCCTTGCGCGCCTGGTCGGCATCTGCCCGGGCGAGCTGCGCCTGACGCTGCGCCTCGTCCCGTGCCCCGTGGGCCTGGGCCACAACACGCTGGCTGTAGGCATCGGCATCCGCCCGGCGCAGTGCGGCCGCCCGGTCAGCATCGGCCAGCTTCGCCGCGGCATCGGCTTCGGCGCCGGCCAGGATGTTGACCGCTTCGGCATGGGCGGACTCGATGCGCCCTGCGGCCTGGTCCAGTTCGGCCTGCAGTTCATCGCGGCGCGTGCTGAATGCGAGCTCCAGCCGGGCCCGCTCCTGCTCGATCGACGCGATGGCGGCCTGCTTCTCCTGGACGGCCTGGTCGAGGTCGGCAACAGACAACAGCGCGGTCTGTGCGGCCTCCATGTGGCGGAACAAGCGCGCCAGCTGGCCGATCTGCTCGGCTGACTCGCGCAGATTGATGGGTTGGTCCATGGTGGACTCCTTCGGGGTGTAAATCAGTAGCCCATTCCGGGGTCGGATGGGCGGAATTCGCGGAACTTGTTCGATGCCGCCGCCTTTGGGAACGGCAATTTCAGGTCTGGCTCTGCCAGCCTGGCCAGCGAATCCAACATGTCATCGGTGCGGCTTACCGGGAATGCCGCGTACTCTTTGTCCAGGAACTCTTTGATCAGGTCACGTTCGCCGTGCATGATGAATTTCGGCAACCACAGCTTGCCGTGCTCAAACCATGGGATCAGCCTGCGGATGCGGTCGGCTTTGCTGACCATCCCACCAACCTCGGTGATCTTGAATCGGTACTGGCGGCGCTCCTGCTCTGCGTGGATGGCCTCAATGTCGGCCTGTAGCCCGTATTGCTCATACCGCACATCCAGCGGTGAATGCTTGACGTGCAGACCGAATAGCGCATCCACGCGCGCCGAGAGATTCAGCCTGTCGCGCACGCAGTCGATGACATATGCGTTCTGGTCTGGCGCCAGGCCAACCACCCACATGCACGTGTAGTCCCCGGCATCCTTCTTTCGACCGCTTGATGGGTCCACCAAGATGATCTTGTTGAGCTTCGGCGGCGGGTTGACGTACCGCTGCACCCATTTCAGTTGCAGCTCCGCACCTTCGCTCGGCCTGGGCTTCTGTTGGAACAGCGCAGACCATGTGCGAGCGTTGCTGCGGAACTTCTCGAAATGCCCGCCTTTGAACCACTCAGGCCACAGCGGATCGCCGATCTTGCGCTGCAGGGGGTCATCCGCCCGGTCACAGATTGCCGGGAGGCACAACACGTACCACTGCTGGCCGTCGCGCCCGATCTGGTGCCCGCTTTGCCCGTCCCACCCTTCCGGCAGGATTCCCCCGGACAGATCATCCTCGTGCCACCTGGTCTGGATGATGATGGTCGATCCGCCTGGAATCAGCCGGGTTTGCAGGTCATCCTCATACGCCTGCTTGGTTTTCGCTCGGATCGTCTCGCTTTCAGCGTCTTCGCGTCCGGCAACCGGGTCGTCAATGATCAGGATGGATGCCCGATTGCCCGTCATCCCAGCCAGCACGCCGCCAGCCATGTATTCAGACCCGTTATCGAGCGCCCATTCCTCTACCGACTGGTTCCCGGCCACCAGGGCGGCCCCGAATATCGGCTGGTACTTCGCTGACTTGGCAATTTGCCGAGTCCTGCGGCTCTGTTTCCACGCGATCGCCGACGCGTAGCTGCCCAGAATCACCCTCGTTCCCGGTTTCTTCCCCATCGCGTAGGCGGGGAAAACCACGCTCGCATAGGTACTCTTGGCCGACCCTGGCGGCATGAACACCATCAGGTTTTGGATCTCGCCGGACAAAACTCGGTCCAGCGTGTCCATCAGCAGCACGTGATGCGCAGCCGCAATCGTCTCGACCGGCCTGAATAGCCATTCGTCCTCGTTGTCAGTCGCAGGCTTGCCCGGCACATCAATGGCCTGGGCGAACTCCGCAAGACTGTTGCGCGCGAACTTGCGCCGCAGCAACTCTGCCGCGGCCTCTGGCGCCGATAGCCTCACGCCTTCTTGCTCGCCGCCGATGCAATCGCCATCAGCGCGGCGTCGTCCAGTTGGTATGCAACCTGCTGGGCAACAGGCGGCAGATCCTCAGCCCCTCCGATGGCCAGCTTTTCGCCATACTTCTTCGGCGCGAGCTTGCTGGCGTACCATTTGCGGGCATCCACCCGGAGCCGATTCCTGGCCACGGCTGTGGAGCTGACATCCAGCACCTGCGTCTCGCCTTGGTAGCGGACCTCAACCTCTGTTTCGTCCGCAATCTCGATGATTTCAGCGGCCAAGCGGTCGGCCTGGGCCTCTCTTGCGCGCGCGTACTGGTTGCGAAATTCCTCGCGCTCTTCCTCCGCCAGCCATCGCAGAACCGTCCCAGTGCTGGGGAATCCTTCAGAGTCACAAATCGCCCGCAGGCTTCGGCCCATGGCCAGCTCATGGCAAATGGACGCGGCGAGTCCATCGCTGTAACCGGATGGCCTGCCGCGTTTCGCAGGCTTCTTCACCGTGGCCATGCCTGCTCCAGCATCAGGGCGTCAGAGGCGTGGCCGTCAGCCGTTGCCGCCAGTCGCTCAATTTCTGCCGCGCACTGTCCGAATACGTCGTTGAGGGCTGCGGCGTGCTCACGGATGGAGGTGCAGGAAGCGCTGGGCATGTCACGGCGGGCGGTGGCGAGCTCGTCGCGCAGGCTGACAGACTCAGCGCGAGCACGGTCAGCGTCCAGCTTTTGGCGGTTTTCCCGGGTGCGTGCGGCATCTATGGCCTCCTGGGTTTGTTTGGCGAGCCGCTTCTCGTCGTCGCGGGCTTTTTTCTCTGCCTTGATGGATTCGGCCTGCCACTCGGCTCGGACGGCTGTGTCGCCTGCGGTGTAGCCGGTGTGGTAGACCTTCCAGACGGCGGCCAGCAGGGCAAGCAAGATGCCGACTCCGATGGCGAGGCGGGCGAGAATGCTCATGCCAGCGCATCCCCGGCGCGCCCGGTCGCCTCGGCCCGGTGCTCCAGGCCCACGGTGCCGCCGTTGACCCGCTTGGTCACTGCGGCGATGTTGCCCATCACGCTGTCGGGCAGGTTCTTTTCCCACCATGCGATGCTGGCGCGCAGGGCGATGGTTGGGTCCGCCAGCTGGTCGGGGTCGGCTTCTAGGTCAATCCCCAGGGTCTGGCCGGTGGCCCGGTAGTTGTCCCGACCAGTGATCTGCACCAGACCACGGCCACGGTAGCGCCAGCCGTCTTCGGGCTCGGTGTTGCCCAGCCGGCCGCCATAGACCCGGTTGGCCAGGGCTTCGGGGTTGCGTACGTACGGCAGTGCGTCGGATTGGGTTGGGAACCGACGCGGCCAGACGGCCATCAGGCGATCGGCGCTGTAGTTGAGTCCCTCCTCGAGGCGTTCGAGCATGGCGGATTCGTGCAGGACCTGTCCGAGGAAGTCGTCGATCTCGGAATCGCCGGCGCTGAACGTGCCCGGCTGGATCTCGGAGGCGAAGATTTCGGCCCAGCGCGCAGCGGTGCCGGGTTTGACCTGGCAGGCCACCAGGATCTGGTTCCATTCGGCGGCTGATCTCATCTCCGGCTCCCGGCTGTGTGCTTGGCGCGGTCGATCACCACGGTGTCCTGGTGCAGGCTCAGGCCCTCGACATCCCCGGCAACGTGGTGCGCCCAGTTTCGGACGCGGGAGAGCATGACGTCATCCCTGCCGGACTCGCGCTGCAGGTCATCCAGGGCCGCGAGGTACTTCAGCCGGTGCTTGAGTGCGGTCCCGGCGCCGTAGGTGGCGAGACCGGCCACATACATGATCTCGACCCAGCCGCCACGCTCGACGCCGCAGGCCATTCCCAGGCCACCGAACACCACGGCCACCAAACCAGCGTGCTGGATGAGGGTTTCGTGGTATCCGCGGGCGACGATGGCCAGAAGCGCCAGCATCACGATGGTCCCGTGCAGGATCTGGAGGGCAAGGGCCTGTGACATCACTGCTCCCCCTTGCTGTCCACCTTCTTGCCTGACAAGCGGCTCAGGGCGGAGTCCAGATGGGACTTGAGGTCCAAGCCGTCCACGGCGGCGATGATCTTCTTTGCCCCAAAGATCGCGGCCAGCCCTAGAAGGAATCCAACCATGCCCTCGGGCGCTGCAAGCTGGCGAGCCATCCATGGGGCGGTGTAGTAGCTCGCCGCAGTGCCGCTGACCACCTGCAGGGCGATCTGGGCGCGGGTGCCGCCGATGTAGACGGCAGCGATCGCGGCCCCGATGAGGCCGGCCGCTTTCGTCGTCCAGGTGTCGATTGTTTCGATCATCGGCGCCCCTTCGGGTGTAGAAAAGCCCGGCCAGTCTTCCCACCGGCCGGGCTGTGAGCACCCCGGAGGGTGAGGAGACAACTGCAAAAGTGGTTGCGCGGGACGTATTTGAACCGCCGCCCTGATGGTTATGAGCCACCCGCTCTACCAGGCTGAGCTACCACGCGATGAAGGTTGCCGGTTACGCTTTCGGGTTGTAGCCCTACTTTCCGGCGGCCTTACGCCCGCAGCCGGTTGGTTACGGCCATGCCCGATGTATGCGGCCCGCTGAGAGCCAGTCGAACTGGCGGCGCTCCGATCTGAGGCGATACTGATAGTGGTTCGGCAGGTCGATGGTCCATCCGGGTCGGTGGTCGGTGGTCTGCCTATGTTCCCGGGTGCCGCAGGTTCTCAGCGCTCTGCGACATTCTCAGTCTCACCTGACTGGGAAATGAGAAAGCCCGCGATGTGGCGGCCTGTGTTGATTTTTGAAGGCACCTATCCAACGACAGGAACCCTCTTATTCTCGCGGACTCTCTCCGCACTTTTTAGGTGCCCATACCCTACCACCTAAATTCTCACAAGTCAAGCCTTGGCGCAAGGTTTCTCATTGCCTGACATCCCGCGTTTACCTGTTCGCGCTTGATTGCTGCGATCAGCCACTCAAACAACGGGATGCGCGATTCCGCAATGATGTTGCGGTACAGCATCCGGCCTGATCCGTTGCATGGCACACAGTCAATTTCCGAGAGATGGGGGGTGCCGGGGATAAGCTGCTTTCTGGTCCCGCCGCATTCTGGACATGTCCCAGCCCGGTGCCACGCCAAAGCCGCCCGGCACAGGTCCTCGACCTCGACCCGGCTGATCTTGATTCTCATCGCGTTGCGTTTGCGCATGGCCTCGTCCGCCATGGATTCGATGACCTCTTGAGCGCTGCCAGATCCGTCGAATAGCCGCATCAAGGCAACACCCAGCGGGAAGTGATGTGCTGCCATGCCAGCCGCCCCGATGACATCTGAATCCGCCCATGTCGTGCGCTCGTCCACCGTCAGGTTGCTGGAGTTCACTGAGCATGCATAGCGTTCTTGATATCGCATTGATCCTCCTTTTTTGAATGCGGCATGGCGCTTGATCCGGCTTGAGTCAGCATGATGCGGGCTCCCGTTCCGACTTGTACACAGGCTCAATCCCACACTGAGCAGCCATCGCAACAAGGAATTCCATCCAGTCGGAAAACACGCGCTTGCCCATTTTGGATGTCCGCAGGGGCAGCATGATTGCCTTGCCGTCAAACACCGCCATCCGCACCTCCCCCCTGTAAACGCCGGTCAGGATGTCTTTCCAGTCGTCCCGCGTCACCCATTGCATGACTCCGTTTATACAGGCTTGCTTCTGCTCTGCAAAGCCCTGCAGGTACGGCCACTGAGCCGCGTTCTGCTCCAGACTGCGGGTAGGCTCACGAAACACCACAACGACGCCATTCGGCTCATCCTGGCAAGCCTGCGAGGCCAATTTGCGGGCCTGGTCGTGGGCGAGGATGAATGTTCGGCGGATGGTCACGCGAATAGCTCCAGCGTCATCCCATCCCGCACGACATTGGTGTGCCGATAAGCGGACGATTGCGCCGATAAGCGACCGATCGGGCCGCGATGCTTGGCACCGAACAGATTCCGCGCGCACGTCGGCCCGTAAGTTCTCCCCTCCACCATCACAGGATCACGGCGTAGGGTGCGCTGGCAGTGAGTGCAGATGCCGACGATGGGTTTCACGCGCTGTACTCCTGTTCTGCCATCTCGCAAAACAGACCACAAGACGGCAACGGCTCGCCCCTATGCACTTTTCCTGCTGGGAGTTCGCGCAGTGGGAAGCGCTGCCCTTTAAGTGGCCCTGATCTATGCCGCAAGATGTAGGCGTTTTCGCCATGCAATGCGGCAACCTTGTCTTCTGCTTGTGCAAGTCGCTCAAAATGCGCCGGGAAGTCTTCCCGCACTGCGCGAAAGTAACCATGCCCGCCCTTGACACACCCGATGCAATTCGCGTTGTCGTAACCCATCTCGTACATCGCAGGCAGTCGGATTCCTGCGCGCTGGACCATTGCTTTGCAGTCTTCTTTGGTCAAACCACGCTCAATCAGAGGCGCAATGATTGGTCTATCCGGCCAGTCATTGCGCCAATCCTCGTATCGATCCTGTTCTTCTGCTGTGTACCCAAGCACCAACACATCTCCAGGCTGCTCAAACGTGCGCAACAGACCGCGCTTGATCCTTGATGTGCATGAAGCCCCGTGTGGGCCTTTGATGTACCCCACCGTCTCAAACACCTTGATGGCGCTCGCTTCGTATTTGGTATCTCTCAGGTTGACGATTGAACGGCCAAACCACTTTTCACAATCGACAGCAAACCGCCTATTGTCCGGGTGTTCTTCCTCAATGTAAGCATTGACGATCACAACGCGATCACCGTATTGAGACAGGGCGAGCTTGGTAGCGACAGCCGAAGCCGCCCCACAAGAAAACTGAGCAACAATCCGCCCCATCGGGCAATTGCTGCGCGAGTGGTCCGGGCTGCTGCATATGGTGCAGGTCATGATCTAGCCTCAATCAGTTCCTTGCGCATCCGCGTGTAGGCACTCTTGAACAACTTGAGTTCGTCCCGCGTCCACTTGTGCGGGTCGTTGTTGTTCTCCAATGCCTCGACCCGCTCCAGGCCGATCCTGGCAATCAACCCAATCCTGTAGTCCACCGCCCGCCCCGCGCCCCATCTGTTGCACTGCTTTCTCTGTGCATGAGCGTTGTCAGGGTGGAATCTAAGATGCGATGCGCTGCCGGTTGATCGGTAGTGACCGCAGTCATACGCACCGCCAACATCCCCGGCGCTCAGGGGTTGACCACAGCAGATGCACGGCTGATTCCGGTCCCGCTCTCGGATGTAGGCGTTGAATGCGGTCTGAGCCTCTGCAAT